ATGACTTCCGGTGTGCCTTGGACAAGATAAGGTCCGCTACTAAACACACCAGGGAGATTAGGGAGGTCATCATACGCTGCAATGTTTTGAACACCGAACTCATAAAGAGCTCCTTCAAAGTGCTGATGAATACCAGGCTGTGGACGTTGCACCGAGAAAGGCAAGCTAGATTGAAGCTGAGCCAGGGTGTCACGGCGCAGTGTATCCGGCGCCTGTACCAAGTACTCTTTCAACGCATAGTTTGTCTGGGCAAAGGTCACAACAAAAGATCTTACTAGCTGGCGCGCGAACTTGAAAGTAACTGCGCGGTCAAGAATGAATGGCGTGCTGACTACGATGGTCTGGTTTGCATCTGTAAATCCAAGAGCCACAATGCTTGTGATGGTTGGTGAGAAGTTAGTGAAAGGTTCCAGATGCAGACCATTCATGTAGACAGTCTGCTGTAGCGTAATAGTCAGTTGAGCGGTCTCACCGAATGTTCCTGAGCCCGGAGTAGTCACAAGCAGAACCATTTCTCCAGCCGCGGCTACGTTTGTCGAGCTACCTATCACCTGTAGATAGAGTCCCAGTGGAACCCCAAGCTCATCAAAGAGCGGGAAGTTACCATTCTGAATATCGATCGGAATGAAGTCTGTCGTATCGTCCGGATACGGACGATTCTGATCCAACATGAAGATAGGACTCCAGTGTGTCTGATCGATCGAGCACTGATAAGCCGGATAGTATTCCTCGAACATGATCGTGACATTCTGTCCAGGCAGAGCACCAGTCGATAGAACAGTCAGCTGTGATGTCTGATTGACTGTGTAATCCAGACCTTGAGTGAAGACCTTGGTTGGAGTAAAGACTTGGACGGTGTCGGCTGTTACATTGAATGGACTGAGTTTGATGACCTGATTACCTATCAGGTTTGTGACGATGATATTTTGTTGGCGAGGCTGGAATAGGATGCGTACATAGACAGGAAGACTTCCTCCTGCCACTGAGCCTGTGGCAGTATAGAGCCCAGCGGCCGAACCGCCCACCGGCAGTTGTACCGCGATAACTGGCGCACCAAACGTAAGTATCGGAGAGGGTTCCAGAGTAGAGAGATACGCCCACGTCTGGTCATTACTATAGATGGTTTCATACTGTGTCTGTCCTGAGTTCGGAGTAAAGGACCAGGCTATATCCTTCACCGGTATGTTACGGTGGATTGTGGGGGAACCAATACCTTGTGTAGCCGTACTATCCCCACTGAGTACATAGGAAACATCCGGTACTGGAGTGAGATAAGCTACACCATTAGTGGGGTCGGTCTGATAGGTAGCACCACCTGTAGTAGGATAAACCTCACTTGTAGAACCATGACCCGACTCGAAGTTCCAGAGACTGACCTGGGAAGTTGGCAAGTATGGGCGTTGGGATCCCCATACTTCTATCTCGGCCGCGGCGATTGTCTTATCAATCAGATCCGATTCCTTCTGGATTGTGGAAAGCAGAGCCGTGATTGTGCTCTGCATGTTCTCCACTTCACTTGTTATTGCATTGTAGCGCGCCTGTAGAGTCTGTACCGGAGTATTCACGTCCGTCACATAGGCAGTATTGCCGGCCGCCGGAAGGGTAAGAGTCGAGAAACTCTGGCCTTCAGCCTGGATGGTCTGGGCCGCCGACGTATCAAACAGAGTTCCACCACCATACTCGCCAGCAGAGATATCCGTCTCAAGCTGAGCCAGCAGCTGCTCATACAGATAAGCAGTGAGGTTCGATTGGTAGTTTCCAAGTAGTTGCATTAGGCCACGTCAAAGTCTGCAGTTAGTTGAATGTTGTAGATATCGTACTGTGTTGCTTGCTCAGGGATGACATACTTAAGCACCAGGTTCGCCGAGTCAAATGGTCCAAGAACACCATTCAAACCGTTCAATCCTACGGCAACCGCTGGCAAAAGCACCCAGGTCGAGGGCGCGGCTTCATAGCCATAGGTTGTGGAGAAAGCCGTATAGGTTTTGCCACCATCATAGCTAATGAACAACCCGCCACCTTGTGTTGGCCATACTCCCTGTACAACAGCAATCTGTTTGGGATCGCCCGTCAGATAGAGTTTCACATTACGAAATGTATCGAATGTCTGTAAGTCATGGGAACTGGAGGACATACGTACATTGACTGGGGTTGTTTCATGGCTAGGGAATGTGATGCCCTGAACACATTGATTCTCCTGGAAGACAAGATTCACCAATCCAATAAGGACGGCCGAGCCTTGTGTCCAGTTCAGGTATACTCCGGGAGTGGGTAGGTTGCTCATTATGCTGTGGTCTCGTTGCCTTCAGAGTCATAGTAAGTTATGACTGGTATTGTTCCCATGGGTACAACGGCATTTACAATCTGTGATACTTCCGCAGAAGTGAACGTTTGTAGAAGCGTGACTGGCAGATACAGCATCATAGATCCGCCGGCCGGGAATGGCTTACCATCCCAGAATCCGAGATCCCAGAAGTTGACTGCCTGAGGAATGCCTTGATATAGTGGCGCCAATCCGCCACCGCGCACACGCGCGTCAGTGAAAGTAAAGTCTCCCACCGACACGGCCTGGCCTACCAGTATTGTACCAAAGAAATGGTTGGTTCCTTGGGTAGGGACAGGATCATTCGTAGCAGTTATAGTGCCATTCTCATCCTGAACCTGGTAGTAGATATAGTGCAGAGGATCTGCACCATCAATCTTCTGATAGAACGAAATGATCTTGTTCCGAACACTCGGATTGGTGTATGGGTTGATATCCAAGCTACTGAAGACTACATCAGGCTCCAGGTAAGAGAAGAACCCAAAGATGATGTCTGTCGGTTCAGTCTCAACCGATACTTGTACGACTCCAGTGTTAGGATCTATATCCACGAACTGATTCAACCGCCATGGGTATAGGAAGCCGTTGCCTGTTTGTCCAGCCAATGCATACTTCAGAACGTAGTTCTTGTCATAGATCAATACGTTAGGGTAGACGTTGTTGTAGAGGATAGGACGACGCTCGAACTGAATCAAGTGCGTTGCTATCGAAGTACCCGGGACCCAGCTCCCCAGCTGGTAGGGCTTTTGAGGAGTCCAGACTTGATTGCCGTACTCCGGCGGGATGTGCTGTAGACTGAATCGTATACGCGCGCGCCATGGATCATTTGGAATGTCATTGTAAGGCTGCAGGATCTGGTATCCGTTCTGTGCATACCATCTTACATAGTAAGTAGTAGCAGCATTCACCGTAAGAACGATCGTAGAAGCTGTATAGGTGTTCTCACTGGGCGTAAAGGGAGCCGAGGCGATCACATTATAGAACTTCAGAATCTCCAGATGAAGGAAACCAACTGCATCAACGTAGCGTACCTGGTATTGAACGTAAGGCAACACCGTGTTATTGACATTCGGTAGAGAGTGAAGCAAGAAGGTAGCTGTAACACTTCCCCGAGTCAGCGAACGAATGATAGGACCAGATGCTGATGTCATAGTCGGCGTTGCTATCGTATTACCTTTGAGGTCGAGAATCGTTACGTTTGACACCCCGGTTGGTAATACATGCTGATAGTACAACGGACTTCCTAACCCATCAACTTGATCCGTTAGCTCAAAGAACTGGTTAGCAAACTGATACTGCAACGCTCCAGAGATAGCTATTGAGGATTGTAAAGCTGGGGCAGTAAATACCGTATGAGGAGTAGTCAGCTGCGTCATTGTCAGCGCGCCAGGCTGATAGACATTGTTATTGACGTCTGTCAACTGGGACGGCGACTCAGGCGTAGTAGACACCTGAGCTATCGGAATCGACCTGGTGGGCAGATTCTGAGTGTAGTAAACGAACTGTACTCCACGATTGGGTGTAGGCATATTACACGATTGTAAAGACGAATGGGCTATTCACTGGTGTACCACCTGTTGGGGTAACAGTTAGAACACCGGTTGTTGCTCCCGCAGGGATGGTGCAAGTAATACTTGTCGAAGAGTATCCAGAGATGGCTGCAGCGTGGCCGTTGAAAGCAAATGTGCCCGAGCTACCAAAGTTACGACCCTGGATCTGAACAGTGTTTCCAACAGATCCCTGGTTGAAAGTCTGGGTTGTTGTATCGAATGCACTAATGATCAACGCATTCGCAGTTAGATTTCTCCAAGCAACCGCGCTAACTGCAGCAATACCGTTGAAGACATACTGATGGCTTTCATCAGCTGTTCCAATAACCTTGACGATGCGAGTGCTGTTGTTAACCACAGCCTCGTAGTAGTTGCCCTTCGTGTCATAGGTAATGTTCATAGCAAATGACAGAGAAGCGCTGGCGTAGAAGTTAGTAGAGCTCCAACCCGTTGCTTCAGGCAAAGCTACTTGCTGAGTGCCTGCATACACACCATGACCGAAAGCGATTTCAAAGAAACCACCAAAGTTGATGATAACGTAGGTAATCGAAGCTGATGTGCTTGGGTAAGCAACATCCGCTTGACCTGTAGGATTGTGTGGCAATCCAGGCTGACCTGTTATTGTACCCCCACCAGGATTGATTGAGTCACCTGGGAAGGAAGGTCCAGGAGTTGTCACAACACGAACAGAGATGTTTGTCTTTGCATCGGTGTACGCAGTGACATCAGAGATGATACCCGATACTGTAGTGTTGACGTAAGTCTCGCTGGCAGCACCAATATCAGCTGCACTCAAACCATGAGGATTGTTATTCCCATGAGAGTTGTAGTTAACGTGCTCAGCCAGCACATTAGCAATCAAGGACATCAAGCCAAGCGTACCACGATATGTAGCTGGTCCGCCTGTGCCGTTTAACCCTTGCGCGTTAGCCGCATTCGCCAGCAAGGAGTACAGATCTCCACTATGTGTCAAAGCTGCCTTGCGAACGTTTGTATTGCTTAAGAGAACAGCAGCATCGCCGGATACCGAGGTCGTAGCTTCATTGACTGTGAAACCACCAGTATCAGAAGTTACAGAAGCCGGATGGCTTGTACCCAATCCCAGCTGTTGGCCAACGTGCGAAGCAGGAGCGGCGCCGACCTGAGAGGCTGTATAGTCTCCAGCTTGCGCGGTAACAACTCCAAAGCGGCCGTTGAATGACACAACGCCAGCGCTACCACCACTAGCAGCAAAGAGAGCATCGAGGGCCGCGGTGATTGTCTCTTTCTTTGTCTTGTAGATGAGAACATCGCTGGAGATACCACCCTGATTCAAAGTGGCTGTAGCTCCGGTGACTTCATCTACAGCATAAGGATTTGTCAGAATCAGAGTGGTAGCCGAAGACGATGTGCACAACAGTTCAACACCGTTGTTACCAACATTCGTGAAGCCGGCAACCGTAAAGCGATAGCCAACAAAGAAGTCGCCAGCGCCACTGACAGACTCACTACCAATGGTTCCTGTAATGGCACCGTTATAGGTTACAACGCTGCCAGCAACAGATACAGATGACAGACTGAATGTTACGAATGCAGCTGGGTCATAGGCTGGGAGGTTAGCTGGGCCAGCATTGGTCCAAATCCACTCCACGCTGCTTGTCGGCGGGCTATTAGAAATAGCCTGCCATGTCACACCACCGACGTTTGTATTCCAACCGCCGAGAGTGTATGTAGGACCAGCAGTTACGGCAATCAGGTCAGTGACTGCTGTGGCTGGTATGTGAGCTGGCAAATAAGGACTGATTAGCTGAGGGCCTGTCTGCGTAGTAGAGCAGATCTGCAGGTTGCCGTTGCTGTCAACTACCTTTGCACCCGGGGCCGCGAGACCAGCAACCCACGTAGGATACGAAGAAGCCTGGAGACCTGTCTGAATAAGTTGAGCAACAGACCCAGTCTCAACACTGAGAGGAGCTGGAACACGAGGATCGTGCACGCGCGCGTCAGTAGTACCAACAGCCAGGCCTGTAGTATCAGTTAATGCTACCAGCCCAGCCTGATTCGGATTACCTTGAGCATAAGGAAGCACGCCATTGATGTAAGTGACTGTCACGTTTGGCGTAGCACTCATGTCGAAGATAGCAAGGACGATCGCCGATGAGTTCTTTGCAAACTGAGTAGGGCTCGGCGAGCCATGAGTATCTGTCCAGTCCACATCCAGGTTCAACTGGCCAGCCTGAATAGTGGGCTCGCCAGTAATACCATCGATGAAGGACGGATCATCCGAACTTGTCTTCTGATCCCATGACCAGTTCAAGTAAAGATTTACAGTGCCTGATACAGGCTGTGAGCCGGCTATCGTTACTGTATTACCCAGCGATTCAAAACGATCATTCACCAATACGTAGATTGGGAAGCTGGCATTGGAGTGCGTCATTACGATCGTAGAGCCAGTGATATTGAACACACAGTTGAGCAGCGTACCTTGTGCAAACAGCTGTGCCATACCGGTGATTCCGTTGATCGCAGTGACCGAACGGCCCTCGAGTATAGTCTGCAGCAACGTCACGTTGCTGGCATCGAGGATGTTACCCCCGATGAAGTCAATATAGCGGTAGAGAGATGGATTTGAAGGCATGTGTTATTCCTTATGGAGTGACGATCCCCAATCTATTTTGGTTGAGCACGCTGTCCGAGAGCGGCGTTGGATAGTATGGCGGACCAAGGGTCTGAGCCGTACTTGGTACGATATACGGATTATTGATGAGCTGGTTCGGCGGTTGCATCTGCAACATGATTGAGTTGCTATAGATGTTCGTACCTACCACCTGCATCTGAATGATTTCTCTTTCCAGGAACTGAAATAGATAAGCCTGTACGAAGCCCTGAGACGGATTCGGCAGAGTCTTATCGAATACAACCTGAACAGCCTCACCATTAAATCCCTGAGAAGTATCAACCAACGTACCAGATAACTGAGCTGTAGGAGCAAGTACACCAGCATTTGTCTGATACGAAAGAGTTGTATAGCCAGCCGACGGTGTATTCAGAGATACTGCTGTAACTTTCCAGGAGCCATCGAGGCTTGGGGATGTGGCGTTGTAAACGTTGATGATATCGTTTACAGCGATCGTAATGGTATTGTGTCCTTGGATTACTTCGACTGTTGCTAGACCAGTACCATCGATTTGAGAGTTACCAAACAAGCTGAAGATGTTGTCAAAGTAATCGTTCCCGAGCTTATCATAGACATGGATAGGAACGGCCGTGCTTGGACCCGGAGTACCGCGGTTAGACCAAGCAACGGTATTGTCTGTTGTTGGTTGATTGAAAAGCTTGGCCCATGTCGGTGGAGTCAGACCAGAAGTTCCGGCACCACCGGTATTAACTTTCTGTATATTTCCATTAGGATCTAGAATCACATCCCCATCTTGATAATCATAACTAGGCACCCAAGGGATAAGATTCTTAGTCCACTCAGTAAGAACACCGTTCATGATGAAGTTACTATACGTCAGTGTGGCTCCCGCTTCAGATTCAGTGCCCGAACCTGCAGTAGTTGTGGGAGTGCTAACAACATTACCGACAACCGACAGGACATTCTGGAAGCCATTCAATGTCGAAGTCGTACAGCCTACGATCTTGACATTCTGCCCTTTCTCAAGATTCGTTGGAGTGGTAGCCAGAGTATACTGAGCAACATTACCTGCCCAGGAGACACTGAGAATAGTCTCGGCGCCATCCACTGTACCATCTGCTACGAAAGGCACAGCACCGGTAGCTAACAAGCTACCTGCTACTTGTGGCGTCGAGGCCAGTGATCCAGACTGTACCCACTGCACTGTCCAAACTCCGGAGGACAAAGCAGCCGATGTCAAAACCCAGGAGCCATCCAATATAGAAGATGTAGCATTGGATATAGTGACAGGATTGCCCACGGCCAGGGTGATTGGAGGATTGTTCACCACTTGTGCTGTAGCGTGGCCAGACAAGGTCACACCTATATCCGCATTACCTGTCAGATCCAGCGCACTAAGACCGAACAAGGGTTGATTGCTCAGCACAGGATAGACATAATCCAGCCAACCTTCATTCGACGGAGGTGCAGCCCAGAGCTGGCTAATAGCAATCGGAACAGGCAATACCAGTGTATCTGTTGGCCCGGCCAATCCAACGACAGTCACAGTCCCTGGATCATTTGGCATATTGACAGTCAGTGTATTGATAGAAGCATCGACCGTCAGTATCTGCCAATCACCATTCCAGGCCGCAGGAGCAAAGCCTGTCAGACGGAGATTACCACCTGCCCAATACTCATGCAACAGAGGAGCCGGCAGTTCAACAGTTCCGTAGCCGCCACCTGAAACTAAAGTCCAGGTAGGTGTAACTGAAGGCGTCTGTGTGGTACTAGTAACTAACCATGGAGATACAGTCGGAATGTAGAAACCAAAATCGTTGTCAGGCTGATATACAAGGTTTGCAATCCCGTCACCACCAGTTACAACAACCACTGGAGTGGTATTGGGATCTACACCGTTGATCAACCCGCGGAACGGGTAACTCTGCAGCGGCTGTCCGTTGAGTGGATTGTATCCACCAGGTACAACCTGCAGCTGAGCACCTGGTATCACTTCATTCGGCAAGCTACCAATGGCCGTAGCTGTTAATAGCGCATGGTCACCATTGTAATAGATAGGCCCATAGGCTATTAAGCCTATAATCGAGCTGAGTGTCGGAGGGATGGCGATCTGTGGCTTGTCGGCCGACAAAGTCACTGCCACTGGGCGTAGGACGCGATGCTGCAAGAACACGTAACCACTTGACAGGCCAGAGAATGCAGGATTCAGATCTGGGGTCAGGAGACGTGTATTCTTCAGGAGATCCTGTTCATCAGGGATGTTTGTATTTTGGATCTCAGTCTCATCCGGAACATCATACTCATACTCTACTGCTATGGCCGGGTTGACCACAGCAAAGAGAGGCTGGCCGGCAGCAGTACCACTAGCTTTGGGGAACGTGATGAAACCCTGCTCGCGATTAAACGTGTAGGCAGGGATATTGACGTCTGGCCCAGTAACATACAGCTTAATCACACTATCAACTGGATAGTATGGCAGATCAAAGTACTCGGTAACACCGCCCGACAACACACCTAGTAAGATAGTTGTCTGGGGACTCTGAACTGCAGGATTGATTGTCAATATCCCTGTTACACGATCGACGGTAAACTGAGGGTTGACCACATCCGCAGGATTGAAGTTGGGTCCGAAAGTATAGCGAGCATTCAGATTGTATTCGTAGAAGCCCTGGCCATCCAAGCGCCAGTTACCAACAAAGACGGTAGTTTGTTCACGCGGCGGAGCCAGCAGCTGATACGTTAGAGATCCACCGACAACGGATGGCAGGAACTCTAGGTTCCAGTTGTCAGATGGGAAGAAGTAACGCTTTACACCAGTGAAGTACTGGCCATGCAGCGCGCGCAGATAGACAGAGCTATCGATCTCTTGCAACTCAATCGGCTCCAGGTCGTTGGTTTCGCCGATGCTACCCACACCACCGATAAACTCCTGAGTGATCTTGCTGGTATCTGTATCCCACTTTGTAGGCACAATGGCAACTGAGTTCTCAGTTGTATTATCGCGCCAGCGATATTGTCCCCAGGTGAATCCAGGTAGATTAACAGATACCTGTCGGTTCACAGGCAGCAAACGCATTCTCTGAGCCAAACCCTGATCGCGTTGCTGTATATACAATATACACGACGGCTGCACGACATAGTGAGCCACATCATTCATGTCGATCGGGTGATACAACCCTGTAGGCAGGATCGACAGGTTGAGATACTGTGCTTCGGCGCCGGCTGGAGCTGTAAACTGCAGATTGATCTGTACTGCGTTAGCAATACCAGAAATGATTGTGCTGATTGGCAGCAACAGAGGAACTCCTGGCGGCCCATAAGTGCCGCTAGGAAGAGCCAAGCTAAGTCCAACAGGACCAGCAGACATACCACTGATCAAAATCGTGATGTTACCAGATACACTGGTGTAAGTAGTCTGTGGATAAACAATAGCACCAACTAGATGTCCAGCAGCTGTCGTACTGTTGTACCCGCGGGTGCACCCGCTGATGTGTGGAGAAGGTGTCTTGGATGCCGAAGAGTAAGCGATCTCTTCCCCATCGATTGTTATCACCCCACCTGTCGGGGAGAACTCATCAACCTGAGTAAGGTAGATTGTTGTTGCTGAAGGAGAGACGCCCTGAGAAACGATAGACGTATATGCATCACCAAGATACGCAGAGGTAGTCTTGATGGCACCCTTCGTCGGGACAGACGTCCACTTAGGTGTGAAGCCTGTAATAGGCAGGGTCAGTCCAGCATCTTTGAACCATTGTAGCATTAGGTCGCCCAGTAACTCTGATCTTGTTGCATAATCGCTTGCACAGCTTCTTGAACTTGATACACCATAGTGCCGCCAGGCCCTTGCGCCATCTGACCAACGGCCGGATCCAGCAATGAGTAGATCGACACATCCCCGCCGATAATGTTATACGGCCACACTAACCGCTTGTAGGTTATTTGTGTGCCAGTTGGGACTGGAGCGCTGAAGACAAACGTGCCAGCAGCATAGTTGGGTGTGTAAGTGGGAACTGGTACATTAAAGAGTTCTGATCCCGGGATAACATTGGGATACCCAACATTAACATTCTGACCAGAGATCGGCTGCGCGATGACTGTGAGGAGGTTCGATTGCCGAGATATCCGAATAGTTGGCCCGTCCGCAACCAGTAGTGTAGCCGTTGCAATCGTGCCCGCGTTGATCGCCCCCACAACGTCAGATAACAAGTACCAAGTCCAAGCATCGTCGATATCCACTAGGACTACCGGAATGGTTTGGGTAGTCAGAAGTATTGTATCAGTAAGAACTATGCCATTCAAAGCTATGTCCACTCGTAGTGGATTACCTGACACACTGGTCAGTGAGATCACGTTACCGATGCTAAGACCCAGCTGAAGAGTAAGCTCATTTAGCAAGCCTACATAGTCTTGACTGGTGTCTATGCGAGTAGCGTTATTCAGGCGCTTGACGTATGCTTCAGATGTCTCGCCCGGCAGGCGACTCAGGCCTATCAGTACTCCTACTTCATCAGCGTAGGTAGTGCTGTTGGTCTGCGTAATCGTTGTGATAGTTGTAGGTGCCATTAGCTTATGATGACTGACGAGTAGTCGTCTGTTGCATAGATCGTTCTAGTGCTAGGATCCCACACATAAGCATCATACGAGATCTTTAGCGGGATTGCGAACTGTCCGGTCCAGGCCCAGAGCTTGTCGTAGGAATCAAACGCAATACCCTGTATGCTAGGAACCACAGTGGCCAGACTGATCGTAGTCTTGACTTGGGCCGTGAAGTTTCCGAACGGAAAAGTGTCGGTTGTTTTGGCATTGTACGTCCCTAATGTTTCCAGGGAGATTAGCCACGTACCAATGACCGTCAGTGGAAACGCTACAGGTGTGGGATAGCCATCATTCCAGCCTCCCGTACCTGAGTACTGCTGAAGAATCCCGTTCGGCAGGAGCACATACAGATTGCCATGCGGATCCTCGACGACGTAACGCCATTGCGTTACTGTGGAGGCTTGTGCCATTGCAACCGGAGAGATATAGGCATACTTCGTATCCCCAGGCTGATTATAATCATACCACACATTGATAGTGTATGCTGGTTCCGAAGTATGTCCAGTCTCAAGCAGATTGGCCGGCATCGGTGTTCTGCGATCGACATAGATCAGATTGGTCCCATCAGTCAAGAATAGGCCGTTAGTATTTGGTTCGACGGCGCAATCCACCATGGTAGTAGGAAGTTGATATGTCTGGTATGTTTCATACCCAGAGAACCTATTACGCTTGTAGACTTCCTTTAGTGTCACGTCATCTAACTGCCAGAAGCGCGGGAAGGTAACACCACGGTAGGCAGGATGTGTGAACGGACGATCGATATCCTGCTCGGCCGGGAGCTGAACTCCAAGCACATAACCTATCAGCTGGCAGCCTACAGGCAATCCTGTAATGCTGATGTTGCTGATTGAATACCATACGGAGTCGGTCTGATAGAAACCATCATCCGAAATGACCAGGACTTCGTTACGAGTCTTGATGTCCTGCGGCCAGATGGCCGGCGGATTCAGATACCCCGTAATCGAGACACTGAAAGCTGTCGTTACCGAGCCCATCCCGTGTACTGTGAACAAGATAGAGTTAGGCAGAGCCAATACACCCGGGTTGAAACTATACGGTGTAACCCCATCCCCAGTCACATTGAGAATCTGAGGGTTTGACAAAGGCACAGCAGGTACACTTAGATCCTGGTAGATACGCGTAGGCACCGGAAGTGTATCATCATAGGCCCTTAATGTAACCAGAGGGCCTCCAGTTATCTGACCCTGAATCGTTGTCGGCGGCAGCAAGTTGCCTTGGGCATCATACGGCAGACTAAAGGACAGTGGAACCAGAGCCCCAAAGTATACACCGCTGTTATCTATGTTCATCGGAACATCTGATAGATTCAGCGCGCGCAGCTCACGATTGATCTGCATGTTCTGCAGCTCCATCGGATTAGCCACAGCATTCAGGAGCTGAGCAACTACTGTGACCGGATTCTCACGAACACGGATGTCAGTATCCGGGTAATAGTTCAGCATCACCTGGGTCAGGTGCGAATAGATTGTTGGCGGTGTGCTCATTAAGATGCCGGTATCAGGTTGATCGGATTAGAGATCGAGTACTCAGTTACAATGCGTTCGCCCAAAGCTGGCGTGTAGTCTTGTACCAAGAAGCGGCTGTATCTTGATCCGTCAGCGCGGCTGCGCCAGATGAAGATACTATTTATAGGATCATCGGGAGTTCCAATGTCAAGGATATTCTGATCAGCGTTGATTATCTGGGCTGCGAGTTCATTGATGATCAAGGGACTCCCGATGCTTAAGTTGTTGATGTAGTTCTGTGCGGCCGCCACAGCATTTTGAAGGATGCTGGCTTGATTGGCCGAGGACACACCGGCAACGAAGGTAACCGTTGTCTCGAGGCTTATACCTACGAGATTCGGCGCCACAGCCAGACCTGTTAGAGGATAGGCTGCTGTGTTATTGATGGCTGTCTGGACGAGCTGGAGCAAACTTGGAGGGACTTGAGGGGCGATTCCATAAACATAACATGTAAACGTGCCCGCCTGAGGCTGGAAAACAACATTCTGCACGCCGGGGACTTGTAGAATAGCGAACTGTAGAGCCGCTTGATTGGCTCCAGCTCTGGATGTGATCTTGAGGTTGATTCTGTAGCGATAGTCATTATCACTCTCCGCGTCGGATCCGCCGACCACCCCAAAGTTATTCGTAACAAGCAAGGTGCCGTACTGAGACTGTGCATAGTTCTGGAAGTTGCAAACGTCAATGACGCCTGCAGCAATGTTACCTGCGGAGCCTGGTGTCTGACTAGCTGCTGAGAAGAAAGCCGAGCTGGCTGCAGCCACTAGAGTCACAGCTTGGGTAAGAACGAATACAGGACCACCTGGAGTACTGGAGGTAACGATTGTACCTACAGGCACTATAATATTCTGGCCATTATTGATTGTACCAAAGGTCCCAGAACGAACGTAGAACTCGAAGTTGTTGTCATCTGGTGTGACTGTGGTATTCGTCTGAGCCAGACGCGTTACACCGAAGATGTCTCCGATCAAATCCAGAGAGCTGCCAGTAGCATAAGGCAGCAGACTCTGAGACACCATATTGAAACAGTCTGTCTCTGTAGTACCCAGCACATCTCCAACGATGTCAGCGATCGCGCGCGCCTTACCGCCAGGCGACAGCTGAGTGATAGCTGTAGTTGCCAGAGCGCTTAGGATCTGATTTTGGAATGTAGTCGCTGAGGTAGGTTGCTGTATGGGCATATTAGGAAACCGTCGATGTCCCTGTCAATGGATTCAGCGTTGCTGTTGCGATCAAGGACTGATTGAGATAAACATAGATCGTGATGATGTCATTGTCCTGAATACTCTGGACATTGAAGGAACCGCGAGGAAGGAACTGATTGGTCAGAGAGTTATTTACCTGCCGGCGCAAGGTGATGTTAAGCTCCTGATTAATCGTATCACCTAGTCTGGCTTGCAGGTCAGCCCCGATTGGATATAGCTGCCAGCCATTAAGCGCCGCCTTCAATCGGGTACGTGTCATGTCCTGGATACTAGCCAGGGTAGAAGGGTTAGTTGTAGCAAGATCACCGCCAGAGAGGATAAAGTCGCCTTGCGACATCCACTGGAAGTCTATGAAGCCGCCCGGGATTGTAGGTGAAGTTGCCATTAGCTTGGGAAACTAGGATCAGCTGCTTGTAGATTGCTGACTGAGCTAGAGACAGTAGCAGCTGAGGACAAAAGACGAGGAGTATCGTTCACGAGGGTTGGCACCGGAACTGCAGCGCTCGACCCTATACTTGAAAGCTGGACTGGATTGAGAGTCCAATAACCGCAACCAAAGTGGATATTCTCCAATGACTCGGAGAACGATGTCGGACCACTGATAGCGATACCGAAGATGTTGTCTACCAAGATGCCAAGGCCCAACTTACTGTACATGGCCGCAGACGCATCATCAATGAAGACATACGGCTGGCCAACCCAATCAGTACCAGCGTGTATAAGCTTAGGAACTTGCGTACCCGGCGGGGCAAACAAGGGTAGTTGTTGGTCATTCACGATCGCATTGGCAGGAGTAGACATTAGGTGCCACCAACTATCCCATGATCATCTGGATTGACCGTATTGAAGGAGTAGGCGAAGGAAGCCTTTGAAACAGTGCCAGCCACAGGTGTTTCTTGATACTGAACACTGGTAGAGGTAAACGGAGTAGTCATGGGAGGAATACGATGTGATTCTGCCACAACATGATCCATCTCCTGGAACGGACCCAGGGTGCGAAGAATATCATGATGCTGTTCCGATACATACGGAAGAAGTCGGCATCTGATGTAGGTGTTATCGAACTTGCTATCGAGGATCCCTGGAGTCACAACATTCCCCTGGTTATCCACAACGCCTGCATTGTCTTCTACCGCGGCAATCCAGACCAAGTAGTTACCAGTATTCTGATCCACGACAGGATTCGCAAGTTTATTAGGGTCAGTCGTACCGGAGAGATATAGAACGGGGTCGGGTCCTTGACCGCTATCAGGATCTGCATTTGCTTGCTGCTGAATCCAGATACGCCGCGGACAGGAGGTACGGTATGGGTCCGTAGATGTGTCGCCGGCTTTGCTGAAGTTCTGACAATGCGAGCAGGGACTAACTACCGCCAACTCTTTCTGAGCAGCTGACTTAGTAGAATCCGACGTGCTGGCAATCCTGAGACCTAGCTCAGCGTTGCGTTGATCCTTTGCCACATCTACCTCCTCTGATTAGTATACCATATCGCGTGGTTAGATAAGACCCATATTGCGAGCCTGGCGGAACGAGAACATAAGGGGCTCGATTTCGTCTTCCTTGAAATACTGCCACTTTGTCTGCAAAGTACCCAGAACATCATCCACCTTCCAGCCTTCTAGACCTGAAATCCAGGGTCTCTGGAAACGAGTAAGTGGAGCAATACCCATTGGATTGAGGCGGTTAACTATCTTACCGGTCCAGAAGATAGCTGCTCCGCCTGCTAGCGCGGCCGGCACAGCAATCCATGGACTGATAGCCGCGGCGCCAATCAAGGCAAGAATGCCTAACTCCGCCTCAACCACAGGCAAGTTGGAGCTATTGATTAGAGGATTGTGTATCGTCCAGCCTTCAATCTGGGTTTCCATTCTGGTCAGCATATCCCACACAGCCTGGTGTATAGGCATGCTCAGCTTATCGTTGATCACGACAAACGCGCGCGGACGTACGATCGTAATGAAACCAGTCTCCTGATTGAATGAGTGGATCACACTATCAACTTCGACCGGGCCCGAGATGCCGGTGGAAGGATCCAGAAGCATCAGGACATCGAAAGGCTCGATCTCTGGGTTGCCAAGAAGTACCAACTCACCACGATAAGCCTTAGCCAGTTCATCACGCAAAAAGCTCTGCATGTAGGCATTCGTATAAGGCGTATCGCCTTTGATGTTCTTCTTGTCCACAATGAACGGATCAGCGAGCAACATACGACGATACTGCGAGGGTATCGCTTCATTGGCTGGTAACGTCTGATTCACCAAGCGGACTGTATTGTAAAAGTTCTCATTCAGATTGATACCGTTATGAATGATGTTATCACCATTCACTAAGTGCCAACGACGGACGGGCTTCATACGAGCATTCACAGCCAGATTAGCACCTGGTTGAGTCTGTTGATTTAGCCAGGTGTAGTAGTTCTGGACTAGTTGCTGAAGACCTTGTTCTCCCTGGAATGGAGAGATTGTTTTGCCAGGAGACGTGCCTATAACCAGGCCAAGAGAAGAAACATTACTTGCCATCTGCTGCGCGAAGATGTTAGTGATGTTGAAGAAGACTCCAGGCCCACCACCATTGATGTAACCTATCATCTTGTCAGCGGCCGCATTAGGACTTTGTAAAGTTGCACCTACAGTAGCTATAAAGAAAGTATAGAACTCTGAGCCTTCTGTGGCGCCATTCAGAGTATATTCATATTGGTTCTCTGCACTAGAAGCCCATTGAGAACCAACACCGTTGCAGAAAGCCCTGAACTGAGCCTGTCCACTATTGGTACCACCTGTCCACCAGAGATTAAACTGGATCGTATCTGAAGCCGCTTGCTGCTGCAACTCGACCTCGCCTGGGACTGGCGTACGCGAAGAATAGAAATCATGTGGATTAGCAAACACAAGGGTAGCATCCGCAGTATATGGAAAACCATATTGCTTAACGGCGAGAATGAACTCAGGATAGCGACGAGCAATATCCTGGATATACGTCCAAGGAGTCATAATAGAATCCTTGGGGATGTAGTACTCTGGCGAACCGTAGCCGCCTGGCAGTTCATACCACCACGTACGAGCTCCACCCTTTGCATCAGCTATAGCTGTACCATCTGGTCCAAAGATGTGTGTTGTTAGGATATTCTCAAAGCTACGATCGTAGCCTGATTCTAATCCAGTTGCCCCAGCCGTCAGAGGTGAACTGCTAGCCAGAATCAAAACCGAACCCAGCAGGGTGTTCCAGTTATGGCCCTTGATGTAGTGATCCGTCGGAGCGCCAAGCTGCCAACGACCAAAATGCTTAGCTGTGCTGACACTCAGCATGGCACTCATAACGTCAGCCACAGTCCCACCTGGAGAGTTAAGGCCAGGAATCTTGTAGCCTCCAACAGTACTGTTGCCTCCGAAGGCAGGTGTGTTACCGAAGATACCACCAAGCAAATCACCTGGGATACTAGGTATATTGCTAGGAAAATCACGAACACTCTTTACAAGAGCATTGGTCAGCTTGTTGATACGCCCATCAACCGTAAATCCATCCTTACGGATCTCATCTTGGGCCGGCACAACTAGCTCCAGCATGTAGCTCTGGCAGACGATCGAGAGGATCTCATCACCCTCGATTTGTGTTACCTGGCCGGTAAAGACAGGCACAAGCAAATCAGGATTATTCGAGAACCCCATGCGCACCTGTACCTTAGTACCGGTCTGTAGAGCAAAATAACGAAGCGGGAACTTGTTATCGACCTGGCGATTCGATGTGGTAGTATCAACAGGACGATGGGCCGCGATCTGAGGGAATCGATTATCAAGAGTCCATGCATCAGCTGTGGGCTGATTGATATCCATACTAGCCACACCACCAGCAGGGATGACAAGCTGCTGATCGGCTGGTATGTTAGTTGTTACCGGCGCGTGCAGTCTTGCTTCCTGGCGGCCTTGCGGCGTACCGTCAAACATGTGTTGATCCAACATGTGCAGGAGATTGGAGACCTGAATGACCGCTGTGTCGGGTCTATCCCGATAGCGAATGATCTCCATATCAAGAACCGTAGCATACGAGTAGAAGTTATCGTAAGCGTAGAACGGTTTCTGCGCGTTGTCTTCCATCAGGAACAACTTGAATGTGGGGAATGCCTTGGACATCGTGTAGCTAGAAGGCTTAACATTTGAAATGATAGCCTGTGCATTACCCGTGAAGGATGCTGTATTTGTATGAACCAGCTTCCCTGTATCGACATTAGGGGTTACTTGTTCGAAGTTTGTTACCGAAGTCATTGTCTGCGAAACAATGGAAGTGATCTGCTTCTGCATGCTGGCAATCAGGTCAGCATTGTCATCATGGAAGTACATGGCCGGATTGTTATCGCGGCCGACGTATGTAACATCTTTGAGACCCATATCCAGATAGCACGAGTGTCCTGGGAGCTGAGCATTACCAGGTGTGGTAATCGTCTGTGTTGTCACAAACATAGGTTTCAGCTGTGGAGACGACTGCGCGCGTTGCATTTGGTCACGAATCAACTGATAGTTGTTAGCATAGGCAAAACCCACAAACTGATCCCATAGCTGATTGACCGGTGACTCTAAAGCAGGATCTGCAGCCAGAGCTGCAGAGACACGGGCATCAATATTCTTGGAGTAGGTTTGAAACAGCTGATAATCCGGCAGCTCGGATAGAGTTGGCCAGTTCTTAATCAGGAAATAGTCGGAATAGTTTAACTGACCACCATGACTCTTGATTCGATTCGCTATATCTGGGAAGTCTTCGGTGAAGGTATTATCTCTCAGACCTGTTAGGCTGCTTGGAAACTCATCTAGCAACTTAACCATCAGCAGTTGCTCCTGTTGCTCGAAAGGAGCAGGAGACAGCACATTGTAAGCTTCACTAGAGATAGGAGGAGGAGCCAGAAAATGCGTAAGCGCTTGCTGCACCGCTGTGCCTAATGCAACACCCCCAATAGCACCTGATACTGCACCTCCGGCTGGTGTTACAGTCGGTGATTGCTGAGTTAACCAGTTCCACAAGAACTGATTAGCTTCTGCTCCAGTAGCAGTAGTCCCTGTCACTGAAGAAACAGCGGTCGATACTGTATTTGAGTACGTCATCATCTTTGCCAAGTTCACCAAGGCAGTGAGCGATGTATCACCAGAGAAGTCATTGACGATCGTGCCGTCACGCAGGATCTTCAGCCAGATTTGAGAGAATCCAAAGGGTGTTGTATTCACCTGATATGGATTTGGACCCTCAGCATAATAGACGTTCTCATATTGAATGGCATTGTACTGGGCAGTTACTTCACTTGCTGCTTCAGGTATAGTCTCAGTTGTCAGTTCCTTTGTCAACAAGCCGCGAATACCCAGCATGTTAAGGACTTGGTTCTGGACTGCTATCGATTGCATACGATGAATAGAGTTCACACGGCGCCACTCATTGCGCAGGCTCTGGAACTGATCTTCCAGCATCTTAGTCATATTGGATAGCAAGCTGAGTCCAGTATGTTCCGGTTCCGGATAACTATCAGCTTCTGGGATCTTGGCATTCGACAGCAACCCAACAGATACCAATGTAGACCCAGGACCCAAGTGCTGATAGGTAGGATATTGATATCCAGCCAATGGTATCTGAGAGATGTTATTGACGAACACAACGGAGATCTGCATCGGATAGATAAAGTGTTCTGGATCTATATCTTCGATATCCGAGCTGGCCGGCTGATCATCATTCTCCTTCGCTGTCATCTTGATGTAGTGTTCTTTGTATAGGAACGCAGCAGACTCAGTAGCATAATCATACGTATAGTTGTTGTTCAACAGATAGCGAATCTGCGTTGTCATCGGCGGTGGGGTTGTCGCAGTCGGTGGCGGGTTGGTTGAGTTAGAAATGTTTGGAGGTGTGTTTGTGTTATTACCGCTTACCACTGGAGTGGTATTCGTTGCCGGGTTAGGATTACCAGCAGGCGGTATTGTACCTTCCTGAGGAGTGAAAGCATTTGGATCATTCGATAGTGTGCGGTAAGTATTCGTAGCCTTCGTGAACCAAGTGTTATCCATACTTGGAGAACCTTGTCCATTATTCACGATGCCTTGTCCAAAACGATGTGCTTCCCAAGCCGACAGAGCAGAACCATTGTTAGCACGCAGCTTGAGAATAGCCCAACCTGTAGCCATGTCATTCTGAAGCTGGGCTTGTCCACCTGTGATAGGCGGGCTCATCATCCAAGAGATATAGGTTGCCAATACAGGATCTGTTGACTGCGGACTTGGAACAGACTTAGAGCCCCAGTTGTATCCATTGTTGGTACGAGCAGCAACTAGATAACCACTCTGCACAGCCACAGAAACATAGTGTGTGCCAAGATAAGTATCAGCTGCCTTCATAGCATCAATAGCAGCCGCGCGCACCCACTGCAGAAGACCTACTGCAGCCGAAGGCTTGCCGGTATTGGTCACTGTAGACTTGTTGATCGCCGAATAGTTATTATTGGATTCCGGAAAGGCAGCAGACTTCACCCACCACTGAATAGCAGGATTATGGATATCAGTTGTGTCGATAATGATGTTATCTACGAAGTTTCCAGCGCTGGCTTTCCCCTGCGCAGCAGTACCTTGTCGAGTGGCTCCAGGATTGGCTGGATTGAGGGCTCCAGATCCGGCCGGCGGAGGATTGAGACCTGTATCGTTAGGCAGTGCACAAGCAGCATACTCGCGCGCAGTAAACGTAATACTACCAGGTATTTGTCCCTGCCAGTTCGTGGAGGAGACAGTCATACCTGTATCAGGCTGTTGGGTAGGATCACTATTCAGATTCGTCTGGATCCAGTTCAACAAGTAAGCTGTGAAAAGTGGCGAGTTCAGAGCACTGGAAGTAGAGTTGCCTGTCCAATCATCATACTGGAAGTTCTTGGAGTACGGACGATAGTTGAAGTACGACATCGTCATGGTAACTTGCAGTGTGTCAATCAAATCAGGATTAGTTTCCACACGCATCTGACGCAGAGCAAAAGCCATAACGTCATCTGCAGTAGCTCCTTGAGTTAGAACTGCAGGGTTCACGATCTGACGGATATGATCGTTCTCTACTTCAACGAAGGGAGCAGCCTTAAACATAGCCAGGAGCATCTGTACATCAGTCCATGCTGAGTAGTCGGCATTATCATAATCAGCAACGCACTTCCAAGTCCACGTTACATCCCAACGCGACTGACCAGTCTTGATAGGAATAGCGAACGGGAAGCGCAGAGGCATAACCTCTTCTCCGTTGATAACCTTGTGGCACTGAATCTGTTCCGGAGGAATGTTCAGTACAAGGTTACCAATACGGAAGTATCCCGCTTGATTGTCATCTCGAGTTGTGATTATCTGTCCCATTAGGATTCCAGTTGTTCTCGAATCGTCTCACGACGGCGGAGAGTACTCATCTTGTTTCTCCATCCGTTGCGATAGTTCACATTGATATTTGATACACCATTATTGCCAGAGATCTGACTAATCATACGTTGCATTTCAATCGTATCCTGGCGATTCTGAGCCTTCATTCTTACTTCCAGATCTGTACGCTGGCGCATTGGCGCCACGATCGTTGTAGATGTACCACCGCGCAGAGGAAGCTGACGACGAGGTGGGTTAACAGAAGACATAGCACCGGTTATTGGCTCGCCCGGGACCTGATCTGTTACAGTCTCAGTAGTTTCTGGTCTGAAGTTCCCACGCGGCCGACCGAAAGTAGCCTGCGTCGGAGTAACCTTCTTGACATGGCTGGTAAGAACTGCTCCTACAGCCGCGGCTCCGACTCCAATAGCCAGAACACCTAGGTTACCTTTGGACTCTCTGTAAGTACTCTTGAGACCCTCATTGATGGCGCCGAGGACTTTGGAAACAGACATCCCCGAGCCTTTCTCGCGCGCCAGGCCAATCAGCCAAGGAGGAGGCGTACCCATCTCCTTGTACAAGGCCTGCAGACGATAGAGGGAATCACCCTCCATATCCGTAGTTGCCTTAGTCAGAAGTTCGGCAGCACGATCTGCCCTAACATTACGCCCTATGATAAACTCGGAGAGTGTTCCTTGGAACTTCTCGGAGTCCAGCACGTCCATCAAAACATTCCGCTTGGTGCCGGGAGCTACCCTCATCCCAGTAAGCTCTTCAAACAAAGGAGCGGTCTCTGCAGTAATGATCGATTCCTTACCGTAGCCAGAGATAACTTCCCTCATACCCTCGGTGAACTTAGCTACACCTTCCGGCGTGCGAGATTCCAAGCCACCTACCAATCTTCTGTACAATCCCAGAGGATCCTCAGGATTCAACTTCATCTTGCCCTTCTGGGCAGAGATAGGTACCTGACGGATCGTCCACAGCATGTGACCGAGGATATCTCTTTCCATCGGCTTCACACCGATTGTAGGATGCATCTCGACGTTCATGTACAAGCGAGTCAGTAAGTTAGAGTACGCACCAACCACACCACCAGCCATACGCTGTGTGACTTGTTCTGCTCTTCCACCTGCACTAGCCAACTTAAGACTTTCTTCAAGCATAGAAGGCAGAGTCTTCACACCAGCTTCTGCGATGTTACGTGAGTCTTCAACGCTCCCGTACAGCATCTCAAGAGTCTTCAGGCTTCTCCACTGGTTGCTATTCAGAGCATTGATAGCAGCCTGGGCTTCACGTTCGGCTTGAGAACCCTTGCGATAGAAGAACAGATTCAGGATATCCTTATCGTCATCGGCGCCGAACAAGCCACGGATGCGCTCATCCATACCGACCATGTTAGGACCCATGCCAGCATCAGGAGCCACCTTCACACGCATGTAAGGAGCTGACTGAATAGGGTGACGAGCAGCCGTAGCGTAGATATCTTCTCCGGCGAGTAATGCTTTACGGATCTCTGGGTCGCGGACTCGGCCGGCCATCTGCTCATTGATAAGGAGTTCAAATGGGTTTTCCTGGGCGCGCGTCTGAATGAAACCAGACACAGCTCCCAAGACATCTGTACCACGGGCACGGTAGAATCCTTCCTTCCCGAACAGTACACGCTGGGCTTCATCAAGGTGAGCGGAGATCGCCGCGGACATCATAACGGGATCCTTCTGCCACTTGACTACGTCCGCCAGCGTCTTTTCATAATCCGTGGGGCTATAAGTAAGACCCTCACCAACCTTTTCATAGAGGTTGCTACCACCGCCGTGTGCCAACTTACCAAGGACAGGAATGTGAGTAACTTCAAGGTCACGTCCAGCCACACGTGCGTACACCGGCTGATCAAGTTTGATAGAAAAGTTCTCTTGGACGAGCTTATTTGAGGGATCAAAGATACCTCCAACTCGGCCTTCCATCGTGCCTATTCTGAGATTGGCTGCAGCCTCCTCTATGGGGATAACAGTCCCCAGAGACTTGGTGAAGTCACCACCTACGAACTGGGCAGCAAAAGCAGAAGCTCTTCCCGGATCGCCACCATGGAAATCCAAGCGGCTCATCAACTCCTTCATACCTTCCACATTACCAGCTCTCCACATCTCGGAGAACATATCGTATGTGGCGCCGACCATCTGAGGTACATTACGGCGAGTGCTATCCCAGAACGCCGCAAAGGAGAACATGGCGTTCTTCTGCATGTAGTTCATCAGACTTTCTTCACCGCTACGTCTGAAGGCAGAGAAGAGCTCACCCTCGGTCCCAGGAGCACCACGCTGAGCAAAGCCAGCAACATCACGCAGGTAGTCTTCTGTAAGTTGACCCACCGACTGCATACGGAGTCGACGGCCCTCCAGATCCAGGCTGCGTACGTATTCCGAATCTTCGAGCAGATGGAAGACGTTATTTCCAGTACCAGTACGCTGCGCGCGAATACCCTGAGCAGCAAGATCAGCCATGTACTTATTGACACGATCCAATGCTTCCAGGTTTGCCCAGTCAGCCTTTAGATGCACACTGTTAGCAGCAATATCGCTAGACACAGCAGCTGCTTGCGATACCATAAGGCGGAAAGGATCGCTAGTCTTAGCTTGCATGTAGTGTAGCGGAGCTAGAGCTTCCACAAAGCTAGGGATAGCAGTCTTAGATCCAGTAGCTTCACCGTATAGATTCAGCAGCTCGACCTGGCGACGGAAGATGTCTTCCTCGGGTACGATAGCCAGACCCTTCACGCCAGCGATGTCAATCTTGGCTCCTGTCTCTACTGGATACTCTTGACGCAGCTTGAGCTCGAACTGGCCGCTAGGTGTAGTGGACCAGCCTTCTATGAATGTAGAAGGAGCTTCCGACGTGACAGGATTCAAACCCTCAAATCCGATTAGTGTCTCTGGGCTAAGGGACTTTTTGATGTAATCCTCGGGGTTGAGATGAAGCTTGTCGACGTAGACGTTCTTACGCGACTCCATCTTCAGCCGGCGGAACTTCTCGTGAAGGATAATATCACCTTCACCCAACCCACCCAAGCCACGGCCGGCTTCTAGATAGCCCTTCTCGCCGAGCTTACCACTGATCTTACCCCAAGCAGCCTCTGCCTGGGCGCGTGTCATCTTTGGATTGTCGGCCAGTATGCGTTGGATAGCAGTCTCTTTATAGCCAGCCAATCCTTCTGCTGTTTTCGGCAAGTCGCCGAACAGCGACTTCTGTTGTGGCGACACACCAGCCACGGACATCTGTATTTCCGGAACACCTCCGATGGATTCAACCGCGGAAGTTGTAAAGCTTGGACGGAACTCCTCACCAATGGTCTCAGCTTTCAGCTGCAAGTCCTTGGTGAAGGATCTATAGAAATACGTTTGCTTAGCGAGCGAAGGCGCACCTCCCGGGATGTAGAGTTCCGATTCAGCGAACTCGAACACACCTTTCGATGTGCCTCCCTCAGAACCAATGCGAGTCATACCACGACCCAGCATCTTGATAGTGTACTGGATCCGTTCCAGGTCTGACAGATCCTCAAATGCCTTGCCTCCATAAATAGGCAAGCTGCTAGGAATAGCAGCGCGAGAACGGATATACAGAGCTTGTGGAGAAAGGTTAGCAAGCTGGGATTCAAGACGTGTTTGAAGCTTGAATGGATCTTCGGGGACCACGCCGCCGAAATAAGCAGCACGACCAATATCACCTTTCAGCTTTCCCCAATCCTGAGTCAGGTGTTCAGCAACGAATGTATCCAGTTCGAATACTCGTTCTGGCGTGTGAATGTGGCGCCCGACTCCAACCTTGCCTTCAATGTTGACGGATCCTGTCTTGGGATCAAACAGAGGGATATGAAGCTCGCCCTTTGGACCCTTGATGTTGACACCCAGCATACGGCCGACAGTTCCATCTGCCACCTGCTCGGCAACGACCGTAGCAGAGGACACCTGTCCCTGACGGATCGCGCGCTGAATAGCATCAGCTACTTCTGGACGCTGACCGTGCAACTGACCATAAGCTTCCAGCCACTCCATACTAGTAGTCTTACCAGTCATGCTCATCTTGAGTGGATTGGCAAACGGACCGAGATCCTTGAGCTTCTTGGCCCAGCCAAGACGGCTACTCAGCTCCTTGACGAAGCGGGGATCAGCTCTATTGGCGTTGACGATACCACGGAGCTCTGACTCTGCCATGCCGGCCAGAGGACCTCCGCGCGCAACTCTAGTAAGATCTAGCGGAGAAGCTACCCGCTGTCTGGCGCCTTCCACAGCATAGGTAAGCAGATCACGCTTGTTAGACATGCCCAGAAGCTCATGAAAGAGGTTCTCCGCCTGCTCCATGCTCTTCTCGATCGGTGGCCCACCGCGGTCAACCTGGCTGAAGAAATCTACGGCCGCATTGTCGGCCCAGGTACGGAAGATGGGATTGAGAGCTCCTGCACCCCCACCTGTCTTTTCCAGAGCTGAACGTAAGTCCTTGAATCTAGTAGCTTTATTGCTACCAAAAAACATAGGCATCTCACGTGCGAACTGCATGCCAGCTCGAGCTGTACGGGAGGCAGATGTTACCAAGCCCGGGCCGGCAAGACCCATAGCCGCTACAATAGGGGTAGTTATGACGGCAGTCCGGAAGTAACCGCGGTTCTCATCCTTAAGGAAAATAGGGGCCGTAGCCGAGGCAAAGGCAGTGGCAAAGGCCACACCTGGATGTTCAGTTGCAAGGCTTTTAACGGCTTTTAGGAACCCGGTAAACATATTCGGCTTATCTCACTGATTTAATGGCTCTAATCGACTCCTAGGGCCCTTTACGGGGCATTCTAGGAGCTTAGCTGGTGCTCTCTTCCCGGTACTCGTCCTCATTCCGGCGAATATCCCGCATAACCTCTTTGTCTCCCTGTTCGTCGACGCTTATAGACACGTTGGAGCCTGCCACTCGGTTAGGACCGCCCGAGGAGACCACTTGCGGATTCTTATCTTGTCCCTCGAGGATAATACGCTCCACAGTTTGTCGTATGCGTTCTGTAGGTTGTGAACCGCTAGAAACAAGTTCTCGCACAGCTCCATCGATGTAGGGCTTGCGCCAGAGGAGGGCTGCCCGGTCGTCGTAGATGTTGAAGTCGTGGTAATCATAGCCTTCGTTCTGAATAATCTTAAGCTTGACATCCTCATAGTCAATGCCTTGCTCCCATAGCGGAGAACCAGGACCGGGGATATCAAAGCCGAGCTTGCCAAAGGTTTCGGCGATTTGCTTCGAACGGATGTAGTCTGCGTAGCTGAGGTCTGTTTTCGCTTGCTCATACTCTTTGAGGCCTTCCTCTGTGTAGAGGACTCCGCCTTCTTCAATGGCTGGTATTATCTTGCCCGCGAGGCGAGCAAGCATAGCATCAGTTTTTACCCACTGAGCAGTAAGGGCTCGGGCTAGTTCCGGAGAGACAGATTCAAGAATCTGCTGGCGCTTGTCCGGATCTGTTTCTTGGAGGAATGCTGGGAAGTAAAGCTTCTCGCGCCGAGGGAGGGTTTGAGAGACAAACTGAGGATTGCCAAAGAGATTGGCACCAATATTCGTTCTCTTACCCTGACTAGTATACCTGCCTTTCTGGCCTGGATGCGCTCCTGCCTGCACATCTGCACGCAGATATTCCAACTCATCGACCAAGCTATCCATTAGACGGCGATGTTCGACTTCTTCCGGCACCAATACACCGCCAGTGAAACGACGGTAGGTACCGCGGGCCCATGCAGCAATCATATCATGGAACGGCTTCTGCCATCTACGCATGCGCGCGCCGTAGACTTCCTGTTCCTGATAGAGAGACAAAGCTGTGCGCTCATTCCAGTACTTTGTGTGGAATGGAGTTGGTACGAAGCGGAGAGGTCCACCCTCACCTGTGAAGGCCAGAGTCTCGGCGTACTTACCGAGAGCTACCTGGGTGGAGGAATACATGGCCTGAGCTTCTGCCCCGCCGTAATCCTTTCTGAACTGTCCGAGACCTCGATCGATGATTTCTTTGTTGATATTAACATCATCAATGAAGATGACAGCACGAGACTCAGCCGCATGCTCTTCAGTACCCTTAGGCACAACAAGAGTAGCCTGCATGCCAACCTGGCTAGACAAGTAATCATCCAGAGAAGCTTGTTTCTCCGTAACGGCCTTAGCACTCTGAGAGCGAGTAAGTTCATTCTCCTCGCCGAGTGTTGTAGCTGAGAGATCGGAAGCAGACATACCAAGAGAACTGAATATGAACTTGCGTCCTGGATACTGCTCCAGCTCAATACCTTCTGGTGTAGCCTTGGTGATCGTTCCTTGGATCTGTTCGATCGAAGCAGTGAAACGACGCTGACCGAACTGGATCGTCGATTCCTTCATCTGGCGCACTTGATCTTCAGTGCGTGCAAACTCGATCTCCAGACGAGCATCTCTCTGTGCGGCCGCGCGCACCTTGGAGCGATAGATCATGTACTCCTTACTCCAAGGAGCAACATCAGCCAGAATCTTGTAACGATAGATGTCTGGGTATTCTTCTGCCTTCAAGCCACGAAGCTCTGGATGCAGAGCAGCATAACCACGGCCTGGAAGACGAGCACCACCTTCCGGTATCTTGGCGAACGGATCGCCAGTACGGAAGTTGATCATGTAATCTTCGCCAGGCAGCCAACGAGGCATTGTATTCGGGATCTCATTAGCTTGCGGAGCTAGCTTATCAGGCTGAATGAAACGGCGGAGAGGTTCTGAATAACCGAACGGCATGCCACCAGTTCCGCTAGGGTTGAAGCCAGACACAGCACCCAACTCACGCTGGTAGTACTGACGGGACAGATTCGTCATTTGACGACTGCCCTGCAATACAACATCTTGACCCGGTGTTCCGGCGCCAGGAGTTCCAGCCTTACCATAAAGGGTTGTAGCTATGAACCCAGGCAGACCTGTATATTCAGCAAAGGCCAGCGCTTCACGACCGACAACATCCTTGAAGCCAAACTCCTCACGAGGCCGAGATGGCGCCAGGCCACCCAACGCCATGTTAGGTTCTAGACGCGGGCTATACAACGTATAGTTGTTGATGTCCCATTCGCCTTGGTGCATTCTCTGTGTTGGCTTTACGATGCGGCCGACTGTGGCAGCCAGCAGCGGACCAATGAGAGGCACGTTGGAGAAAGCAGGAGATGTGATTGGGTATGGACGGCTAGCGTAGTTCGCGCGTTCCAGCCAGTATGGATCCTTTATGTACTTGAACGGATGCAGCAGTGGGTGATGTTCCCAGTATGCATCTTCCGAACCATAGGTCGATACCATCTCGGCCTTGGTCTTCATCAACTGATACCAGTGCGGACGGAAGTACTTGATGCGACCGCCACTGAACGGAGTGGAACCTACATCCCACCAACGGCCGGCGCGGATTGGAACTTCTTCTTCACCAGAGTAGATGCGTTGCAGCTCATCTTCAGTCTTACGGCTGCCCAACATACCAGGCACGAAAGGCAGAGCCAGCAAAGCACCGATACCTGCACCCTTCCAGAAGGCCTTGTGAGAAGCAGCTACTCGAGCAGCGTGGACTGGGAACTCTTGGGCGCCACGAGCAATGTTGACCCAGTGAATACCTGCACCAATAGCACCAGCTCCGATAGGCAGAGCTAACGGACCATACTGCGGACCTGGTACGATCTCTTCGTACTTATCTGTGATCGCACGGAGGCCTGGGATTGCGTCGGTTGCGCGCGCCCAGGCAAGATGAGCCTTAAGCGGAACCTCGGCGAGCGTCTCAGCTGGTTTATTTCCCAGCTGGTAGTTGATGTAACGTGCGGCCGTGATAGCAAGATATGCAGGCAGCACACGCTTGAGCATCAGCGCATTGAGCATTCCGCCTTCGCCGGCGAACGGAATGTGGAACAGTTTGTTGTATGAGCCCTTAGGCAGACCCATACCGATATCAGACAACAGACGGAGTGGGCGCTCAGCAGCTTCGAATGCTACACGTTGACCTGTTCTGTAGGCCGATTCGATACCACCCACGAGTCCAGGCTGACGACCGTAGAGAGGTTCGAAGAACTGGAACTCTCCACCAATCTGTCTCTTGAAAGCCTGTCCCTTTGTGAGGGGAGTTCCTGGTCTCTGGCTGGCGCGGAGATTCTGGAACATCTCCCACATCTCAGCAAGAGGACCTTTGTCAGTCAGTGTACGAGGGAATACCTGTTCGCGGAGCTTGGCGCCAAAGGCAGCCGATGATCCTGTCAGCCGGCCGCGTTCGGCAAAGCGAATAGCTTCACCGCGGCCGCCAACCAAACTCAGATACGGAGAGGAAGCTGAGGTTCGAGTGAACCTCATTCCTGTCTTAGCAAAGCGTTCATCCAGGGCGCTGACACCAATCAGGCGCTCGATGTGCTTACCCATCTCGGTAAGCTCAGAACCGCGTATCAGTTGTTCGGCCGCAAAGGAAACTTCCTCTGGCAGATAACTGGACATGCGCTGAGACAGACCGAAGGTACGGAAGAGGCCGCCAGGCGAACGCGCTTCTACCGTCTTCATGAACTGATAGACGCCCTCAGCATAGCCAGACCAGTTCTTAAGAGCAAACTTATGTGCTCCTACAACTGCGGCGCCACCAGCCAACCAGGCAGCTACCTTCAGAGTATTGCGATCGTCCTGTCCATCCCAACCGGATCCAAAATCAGTCAAGGCATGACGGCTCTCAGCAGCCAGACCTGTACCACTCAAACCGGTGATCTGAGTCTGACGATCGCTTCTCTTGCTGCTTGCGATAGCCCACGCTGCGGTTGCCGCGGCAGCAAAGACCAGGGCAACAGAGATACCCTTTCCTATGGCACTGACTTTGTTAGGCAGGACCTTGGCACCACGCTCAGCCTGAGCAGCTACCTTCTCAGCCCAGGGGCTGGCATAGATCTTGGAGAAGAACGTCTCGGCAGTCTCACCTGGGGGCAAGAGTTGTGCAGAGCCCAGAGCTTCTTCCCAACTGTGCCCACGCTGTAGGTTTCTCTTGGCTGTGCGCAGGCGCTCAAAGAGGGTCTGCTCGACCTTGACGTCAGTCACAGCCTCATGATAGCCGGCAGCTCCAGCCAGCTTGGGACCCATGAGTCTTTCAAGTCCGCCGGCCGCACCAGCAATATTCTCAACCTTCCAGCCAGGAACCCACTGCATCTCCTCTACGTTACGCGCCAGCATACCTGGGCCGGTAGTCTTGGAGATAGGAGTGGATGGGCCCATGCGCAGGTGACGTTCTGCGAAAGCTGGGTTGTCTTGTCCGTAACCCAGCGCCAGTTCAAAGAATGACTGCTCCAAGCCGAATACCTTTACTCCCTTGCGCTTGAAGAAGTCCTTGTATCCAGCGAGGCTGGGATAACGGCCGGCGATCTCAGTGAGCACACCAGTATCGTACTTGACATTCCAGCCAGTCAGTAGGAAACGCTTCTTACGAGAGAGTTCTTCTTCGGCCGAGGCAAAGAAGCGTCGAGCTGCTTCTTCTTCACCGACCTGACCAAGCTTCATAGCCTGAGAAAGAACTTGCTCGCCTTTCGCATAGTTGTACGCAAACGGGATATGAATCCCGCTCACAGGATCGGTATATCCAGTGCGAGGCTTTACTAATGTGGTGGGATGAAACGGGGATGCTACGTAAGGAGGGAGTTTTGAAGCGAAGATCTGGAGCAGGCCTGTGTTCTTATGTCCAGCGGACAGGCCTGTAGTCTCGACGTCGAGAACATGAAAGAAATGCTTTTGATGCCAGGTTGCCATGCATATTACACACTGAAGCTCTTACCACAGCCACACTGGCTGCGCACATGTGGATTAGTAAACCTAAATCCAGATGCGTCTAGGCCTTCGATGTAGTCTACAGATACATCCTCAAGATACATCAAGCTCATTGGGTCCACGACTACTTTCACGGGACCAAACTCAAACAGTTCCCAGTCCGGCTCGTATTCATCAACGAGACCGATAGAGTATTCGAATCCGGAGCAGCCGCCACCTTTCACACCAAGGCGGACGAACGGCCGATCTGGGTTATCTTTGAGGACGCTGACGAGCTTGTCCTGGGCGGCGATTGAAAGCTGGATCATTCCTTCTCTCCAATGCTATTTGCTGCGCATCTGTGAGCTGCTTTTTCTTTCGTTGTAACTTGCTCTTAGAATCCTTGACAGACTTAGGATCCATCGGGTTGAGTGGCACGCCCGACACAAACTCAGCTTGGGCCAAGCGAGTAAGGAGTGTTTCCGAATCCCAGCCATCCATCACCTCGAAGGGGATCTTGAATACAGATGCTATGAAGGCCTGTGCGCACAACAGATAAGAGTCTGTTACCTTCTTGCGCGCGTTCTCCAGCGGTAGAGACAGCGTCTGGAAAGATCCAGAGAACGGGCTCTTCTCAAGCTGGTCCTTGTAAATCCACATCATGATCCCGGCCGGAATCTCTTCCGGCCGCGGACCGTGGACGACACACAACTTATAGACGTGTAGGGCTACTTCAGCGGGAGGCCCTTGACGAGAACGGGCATCTCGGTACTCTCCCCAAGTAAGATCACGCCAGACTACACGTGTCCCACTGGGCCAAGTGGCGGCCCTAGTTGTCATAGATTACAGCTCGGCTGAAAGGAACTCGATCTGCTGTGGATCCATGAAATCCGACAGCTTCGTTACCTTCGTGAAGAGGGTGGCCGGGAGGCCAGCAGTGCCATTGCGCAACCGAACGTCGGTCAGCTTACCATTCTCGCCGGCATTGGTCCAGACAACAGCCTTGATAACGGCGTGGAGTTGCATTTCGAGTTCAGCATCCGCCACTGGAGTTGCCATGTTTTGGATCTGCTTTTGGATTGTGGTCAGCTCTAGACCGGTCAGTCCGCGGACAATGTAAGCACGCTTACCGTCGGGAGTAAAGAGTTCGAGTCTGTTGTTAGGGGCTTGCTGCTTCCATGCAGCAATCTGATCCTTCGTCGGAGCCCCAGGCAGGGATGCTAGGAACTCGTGTGGATCCATATTGGAACGGTCTACAGGCTTGGTTTCGCCTGGAGTACCAGTACCTTGTACTTCTACTTCTGCTTCCGGATTGTGTGTCATTCTAGATTCTCCTGATGATCTATTATAACATTACTTCTTCTTGCGAGAACGCTTCTTGAAGAACTCTACTTGGCCAAGCCGAACATGGGCCTGGTGCTTGGACTTACTGCAACCAAGATTCTTGCCTTTCTCAGAGAGAACGCAGTACTTACTGCCCCTCTTCCGTATCACATCTTCCATGGTTTCCATAGACTCGCTTGACCTCTCTGTACATTCCGCGGGCCACTACAATAACCGCCACAACGCAGAATATGATGTTACCCCAATGCATTATCTGAGTCTCCGCGCGATGAACCCATAGGAATCCAGAATGGTCTGGCCATCCTGGGCCATCACTTGATCATTCGAAATCAGCTTGCACTTCTCCAGGTAGCGAATACGCTTCACTCCTGTAATCTCATTACCCAGCTCGATACGGATGTCAAACAGAACATCCTGGTAGACAGCATTGTCGAACCCAATCACACTAGAGAACGTAGTATTCTGCTGCGTGATGTTGGTTGCCAGTGTCTGCATCTGCTCCGGAGTCAGGCCAGCTCGTAGAGTGTTGATTTGAATCTGCAGATTGGCAGCCTGCTTGGCCGACCCTGTATCGTTCGGGTTGTTGTTTGCCTGCTGATTAAGATTATCACGAGCAGCCATGAGTCCCAAAATACGTGTGATGGTTGCTGCAGCCGGGCTATTCACCAAAGCCTGGGTGTTTTGGGTGTTCTGGATGAATCTCTGGTACTCCTGCATGACGGTATATAGATAGCCTTCCGTCACGAAGTTGATAGTGAACTGACCTTGAACCAGGGATCTACCCTGGGCGTAGGCATCCACATAGCGGCTGGCATAGCCATAGATAGGAACCGCGTTATCCTGGAGAGCGTACTGGACGGAGTTCAACTCATCGATGAAGATATTCCCAATATACATGCGCGCGCCGGTGACCGTGAAGTACTTATCATACTCCGAGTTGGGATAGGTATACTCAGACGGCGCCGGAGGAACAGTGGAGGTACTGCTTACGATGCTGGAAGGCGAAGATGTACTCTGGGAAGAGTCAGTCGGGTTACCGGTCTGTTGACCGTTATTGGCATCAGCCAGCTGAACCAAGGTAATCACATACGGATCAGTCTGGGTGGTAACTACCAGAGACTGACTGTAGGGCGAATAGCCTTGTAGCGTGGCGGCAAGGGTGTATGTACCAAGCGGAATGGGATTCAGAGTGGTAGAGGTACCTGAGTTGTCGGTTACACCATTGTCGGTGGCCGGCCCTGAAATGCCCCACGCAATACCAGGCACGGCAGGCTTGAATGAGAGAGTGATATTGGTCGTCGGCTGGGCACTAGGCGACAACGAAACCTGTACCGACTGAGAGACTGTTGTGTTAACTGAAAGCAGCTGGCTAAGAGCTTGATATCCAGTAGCCTTTACCTGCATCTGAGCCTGGATAGGATTCAACAATACTCGGAACGATACACGCCCATTCGAATCAGTCACCACCGAGAACTGTGTTGGATCGAAGTTCGCCGATCCATTGATAAACACCTGTGCCCCAGAGATAGGAGCATTAGTTGCCCCATCGATAACGGTTAGTACTATTGGGCTGTAAGTAGCCATTAGGCTGCCACACTCGAGGAGAAGATATTCGAAGGAGGAATAGCGAACTGCTGTTTGTTGTTCATGACTGCTTCAACAGTATTCTCTGGCGCCACACTCTGACCGGCATTGGTTGGATTGAATAGAGCACTGGCTTCAAAGTTCAACAGAGGTGTAAAGTCGGAGGCCATATAGCTGACAGTCTGTTCAGCCAGCATGTCATTAGTAGAGTATACCACACCATCGGTCACGAAATCCACGCCGAGGACACGACGATAGCTGGCATTGCCATACTCATCTGTGAAGAGCATGGTCATGTTGAATGGAGGGAGCTGATCGACCTTGATGTAGAAAGTATCCTTGGATAGGTCATGGGCTGATAGCTGGTTAGCCATCAAGAATCTGTACAGAACATCGACGGTGAACTGAGTGAGCACCATAGTACCAGCTATGGTACGACGGCCGCGAGCGAAGCCCTTTGGATTGATGTAGCCGGCCGCGCGCACAGCAGCCTTCTCTCTGTGAATCGAGACAGTGAAAGTAGTACATTCAATCAACTGCTTCTGGTTCTTGCGGACCGAACTGACTGTATCTGTATTGACCAGATCCACTATGATCTTCAGGTCCGTGCCTGTGTAGGTCGAGAAATCATTCTGTAGGCCCACAGTGAGTGTTCCGTCTGGATTGTAGATGGAGAGACCTGTGCCTCCATTAGGATTGGCAACCAAGTCATTTAGACTATACGGAACTGTACCAGTCCCTATTGGAATACCAATCGATGTCGCAAACGGATTACCTACAGTGGGGATCGATCCACCTGTTTGGTTGGTGATATCGCTTACGGAAGGTATCGCATTACCCTGAATCGTTGTAGGAGTGGAATCGTACGGGCCTGGTTGTTTCTCAGTAATAGGAAACAGACCAGACGAAAGAAGAGACGTCTGGTCGCCGTTAACTGGAGAAAAACCAACTGTAACTACACTGAGGGAGGGAATGGACATAGGAGGGAGGGATCAAGCAAAAAGGGCTGCCACTGAGTTCAGCAGCAGCCCCTGGATAGAGCACTAGCTTCGAAAGAGACTTCTTAAAGATTAGCTGCCACCTTCACCAGAAAGATTCGGGAAGGCAGTTACCACAGCAGACCAAGGTTCAACGAGACGAGCAACCCATGTTGCCTGCATCTCGGTCACCGCGTCATCGATGCTGACTCCCATACCTTCATTTAGGATCTCAACACCGAAGATCTTCATCGTAGTGGCGGCTCCGATTTCATTCGTACCGGCCAGAGTGATGTCAAAGGGAAGGATTTGATCCGAGTACCATGGTACAGCTTCCTGCTTGAAGCCCGAGACCGCGTTGACCGGCACTTCGGCCGAATCAACAGTCGTCGGGAGCGGGATGGGGACTGCACGTGTCAGAGACGAGGAGAAGATCGCTGTCTGCGAGAGCTGCTGTTGGGCAGCTGGGTTGTATTCCGGACGAACGTCATCGATGTTGGCTACGAATACACCAGATGCTTCATAGATGATGTTCAACAGAGCATGACGATCGAAGTTGATCCAGACCAAGGAGCCAGCAACGCCGCGCTTGTTACGGCTAAAGGCACGAGGGTCGGGAGATCCCATCGTGTAGATAGGCGCCTTCTCGCGAGTAACGCTGTAGCTGATCGCCTGGATCTCGGCGAACGGGATGTTGCCGATCTGGGCACGGATGTCCGAGCCTGAGAACGAGTTGTAGGAACGAGCGATTTCGCTTTCGAGCGAGTTACCGCCATTTGTATTAATAGCCATTTGTTTATGACTCCTGGGAGGAGATACTACTGAGGAAGTTTACCCGGGGCCAACCACGAGAGTCAGCCCCAGATTAAACCGTTGATACTATTAGCCGTTCAGGTTAATACCGATTGTGGCATTCAACTGAACCAGCTCATTTGCAGGAACGAAGCTGATCTGGATTGAAGCCTGACCAATCTTCTGCTGAGCTGGAGTGGATGTGATCGTGAAGTTGTAGCTCGAGAGATAACCGCGCTTCTGGAGGTTCAAGCAGTCGGCGTCAAGAGCAGTCTTCAAGGCCACCAAGGACAAACCATCGTTGGTTCCGTTGCCAATGTAGTTGTTGGCCTCTCCCAGAACTGTCTGGATGACCAAGAACTTGATGCGCTGACGGAGAGCCAGAGTATAATCGCTTGCCACTGTTGCCGCGGTCTTGTCGATCAAGGCAACCGGCAGAACACCCACACCCTTGTAACGAAGCATGTTGATGTCTGCGAATGTGAGAGCATCGAGCTGGTTGAGGCTTGCACGATAGAGCTGCTGTGCACCCGCAACTGGCTTGTTGGTAACTGCCTTCTGCTGGTCGAGCGTGCTGACCAAGCCGGCGATGATACCAGCAATGTTGCCGACGTAAGTGCCGTAGCCGTTCGACAGGAGAGCGTAATCACCCTGTGGACAGAGATAAGCACCCATATCAACCTTGTAGCCGTTGCTGTCGATTTCCGGGCCACCATCGTACTCACCCGAGTCTGTATCAAACAGACCAGGCAGACGGTAACCATTACTCCAGTCGGCGCATGCCGAGTTCAACGAGCTGGCGCTGCAGCCAACCAACCAAGGAGTACCCAGCAAACCGCCACCTGACGTTGCCGGATTACCTGTGACCGGGTTATAGGTCGGCAGATAGCCGATCCATGCCTTCACAGCCGGGAGCGAGAAGTTGCTCAAGCTTGCGGGACCACCAAAGCCGATGAAGCCGAGGCAGCCGCCATTGTCAGCCTGAGGAGCTTCGCTCTGATTGAAGCAGAAGCGCGCGAGCTGATAAGCGAAGTTGACTTCGTGGAATCCGGACTGTTGGACTGTTCCACCAGCGCCGACACCAGATGCCAAACGAGTAGCAGCAGTGGAGAAGCTGAACACAACAGGAGTCGTCGGAGAAACCTGACCCTGAAGCAGAGCAGAAGCCAGCTGCTGGTTGTTGGAGTTGTAGAAGTGAGCATCCGAGGCCCACTGATAAATAGGATTGCCGGAGGCGTCAACACCAGTCCACAACCAGTCAAGAGCGTTGGGGTTCGTAACTGGATTGTTGATGGCTGTCGAGGCGCCTGTATAGAACGCAACGTTCGGGTTGTCACCGAGAGCGCCAGGAGTGATTGCTTCATCGATCGGGAAGCCCTGGAGCAGGTTGATTGCATTCTGTTGTGCGATGTACAGCTGGCGGCCAGTGAGACCGATACCTGTGATTGGCGCGACGTATACTGCACCACCACCGATGTTCTGGATCTCAACAGCATTTGCCAAACTGTCTGTACCAGTACCGATTGCGGTACCAGCAATAGCAGAACCTGTAACCTGGGAATCACCAGTGTTCAGGATTGCGGAGCTGCCTGTCACGGCCGGGTCGTTAGACCAGACCACCTGGTTATCAAGCCACAGAGAGAGCAAGCCGTTCTTGTACCACACGCTGTAACGCGAGTTGGCATCTGCTTCGACCTGGCCCAAAGTGATGAGTAAGCCAGGATATGCAGCAACCGGCTGCTGGCCGTAAGCTGGAGTTGCAGACAGAGTACCTGCTGTAAGAGTGTAAGGACCGCCCACTGTGAAAGGACCAGCAGCAGTCAATACGATATCGTGTGTACCAATGCTCAGAACTTCGTACACTCCGTCCAAAGCAGACGAAGGAGAACCAAGACCAGCATCAGTCAAACCTGCCAGTGTAACCTGGGCGCCGACCACAACACCCGCAGTAGGAGAACCAGAATAATGCAGATCAACTGTCGTTGCAGTCAATGCTTGAACTGTCTGGAAGTTAGCAAACGTATCTGCGATCGCCGTTGGAGTTTCAATAGCGTGATCAGGCGAACCAATCTGGTCCACCAGGATTGTGTTGCCAACGACCTGTGAAATCGGCTGTGCTGCGATATTGTAACCGGCGAAGGAGAAACCTGTTACTGTAAGAGGAGCCCCATCAACCAGGTCAGCAGTCGGAGGAAATGCAGTTGTGTAGGTGATAACACCATCAGACAGAACTGCGCTAATGATGGCATTGTTCGGACCAAAACCGGATCCAGAAGTTCCAACCAGAAGAGTGCCCTGAGCAGTACCGACGCGCATCAGGTAAACATTGTCGCAGTATACGGCCGCTTCAGACATCCCGCGGATTAGCGTACCTTGCAGCCCGAAAAGAGTGGTTGCTGTAGCAACGCTTACAACCTGATAAGGGCTGTTTGCGGGTCCAGTCGCGGAGGTACCAAGGACCATGATGGATTGATTTGTTGGGGTGTTAACGGCGGCCAGACCACCGTCTACGGTCTGTACCTGGACACCCGGCAGATTTGCAAAAGTGAAGGACATCTTTTCCTCCGGAAGTTTCTTTACGGACTAGGAATCTTGTATTCTTCAACCAGATCGATAGACTGCTCTGGGTTAGGCGGTCCGCCCACCGTGACATTAATCGACTCTAGGTTCTTACATTCGAAAGTCTCGATCAACTCAAGTCGAACGTTGTAATCCAGATGACGGAAATGAACTTCTTGCCCGTACTCTCTGGTGAACTGACATGGCCCACGTTCCTCGAATGTCATGTAGTGTACGCCGCGGGCTTTGAAGAAACTAAGGTCAAAGATGTACCGCATCATCATCTTATGAAACCACTTAGTTACTTGGTCGGCACGCTCGCTTGACAGTGAATGACATACGAAGCGTACGGTCATCATCTCCCACCACGCGATCGTAATCAGCGAGTAGCCTTTCTTGGTCGGGTGCGGGCGTCTTTCTCTTAGCGTCGGTCCTTTAGGGATCCGAAGCCCTTTGGGGTCTGTTGCTGCTCGAACGGACTTTTGGATACCAAAAATGATGACATCGAAACTCGTATCGAAGTTCCCCAGGTTATCCTTAGGGAACTCAGCCACAAGAATAGGTGCCTTTTGGCCTGGAGGGCCAGCGGAAGCAAGGTGCAGCTTCATAGCCTCGCCAACCGCATCGAAAAAGGTATCCCAGTCAACGGCAGGGAGTGGTGAGCGGGTCAAGTACAACGGTTGATGTGCTTCATTCGTTGGGCCCATCGACAAACTCCATTCCAACCTGATTAGTATAGTAGAATCAAGGACCTTTAAACAGTGACCTTCTCACAGCCTAGCTCAAAGAACTCTATGCGGCCGTTGTCTCCGTGGTGTGCTGTAAGGGTACGTATCCGCCATTCCTCAGTCCTAATCATGGCCGGATCCATCTGCCCATCCGGACCGACTTTAAGCTCGAAAAGCTTATCAGGCGCCGGGCGGGTAGGAATCGAGTAGCGTTCATAGTCCGGGACGTCGTACCAGAACATGAACGCCAGGCATCTATCGGAGTCCTGGACGCCTATAGGAGAGATCTGACCATGCTGCTGAATCTGAGTGGCGCTGCCCAAAACCGAGCCAAAGTTCTTGGCGAAATAGACTGTCTTGATCTCCTCGGTAAAAAGGTAACCCTCACCATTGCAGTAGACACAGTTAGGGTCCGGAGAACCATTCTGAACACCAAAAGATAGATAGCACTGGCACTTAGTGTTAGAGAGCTTGCGATAGATCGCCGGCCGGCCAACACCAGGATCCTCAAAATCACCATTCATAGTACGCGCGAACCACTCACGAAGATCGAATGCAGTCATCTCCGGATAGGCAGTATCCTCGAATGAGCCCGAGACGGGTCTATTAGGATTCTGTTGATTGTAGCTCGGCAGACCTTTATTGATGATGATCTGTGACATGGTTATCCATTGCCTACAAGTGTCAAGCAAATATCTGCAAGTGTAGTATCCGGTGTGACTGGGCCGTCTATTTCTAGTAGATCAGTAGCAAGAAAAGACGAATCTGAAGCCTGTGTAAACGTCGCTGTTGTCGCCGACATAGCAAAGTTAGCAGTAGCGAACGGAGCTCCATTCTTACTGAATGTATACGTAGTAGATGCAGTGGCAGCAGCAGACGCAGTACCTAAAGAAGCAGTAGCACCAGCGGGGAAATCTATCGGAATACCAAGCGGTCCGCGGAAGAGTTTCTGGCTAGCAGTTCCCAATCCCACAATGAATACAGCAAGAGGCTTAGCAGTTGGACTAACTGATCCAGTAGGACCTGTCGGTCCTGTTGGACCTGTGGCTCCGGTTGGCCCTGTGGCACCTGTTGGTCCAGTGCCTCCACTTGCACCACTTGCACCTGTGGCTCCTGTTGCCCCGGTAGCACCTGTGGCACCCGTAGCACCAGTGGCTCCTGTTGCTCCTGAAGCTCCAGATGCTCCTGAAGCGCCGGTTGCTCCTGTCGCCCCCGTTGCTCCAGTGGGCCCTGTATTACCTGTCGCTCCTGTGGCGCCAGTAGCCCCAGCCGGTCCTGTAGCTCCAGTAGGCCCAGCTACTGTAGGCACATATCCAGAGACGTTACCACTCATATCCGTCTGCCAAGTGATATTGATCTCGGTAGCTGGATGTGGAGGAGCTGGAGTTGTGCTATTTAACGTGATCGACATGCTGATTCCTTACGTGCTTGTTAGTGGCAGCAACCAGTTTGGAAAGTTGTTATCAACTGCCATCCAGTAGTCATCTGACATAACCTGTGCATCCACAAGAACCGACTGATTATAGCCTGTGGTTGGAAGGGGAGGAACATACGCCGGAGGATTCACCTTCAGCGCAATAACGATTGTGTTCACAGGGCCTATCGCTACAATCGTAAAAGGTAGAGCCGCAACGTTGCCGGCCGCATCTGAAGTCAGAATAGGCAGTTGGACTGGAGCATAGACAGGAGTACCCGGCGTGGATTGATAAGGATCAAGCACACCTTGCCATGTACCATCCGCATTGACACCACTCTGTGCGATTGCATAGAGAGTACCCTGATTACCGGCCAGCCAATCAGAATACTGATAAACGAAGATCGTGTATGAGGACTGATTGGGTCCAGGAACTAACAGGGCGTTGGGAGTCGGATAGTTCTGGTCGATCGTGAAGACATCCGATACTTCAGCCATTTACCACCTTAGTGATGCCAAGCAGCAAAAAGTGTAGCCCCGATTAGGATTAGGAACTGTATGGCTGCCAAGATTCCTGTGTACCAGACAACCTTGTTATTCAGTTGATCGTGATCTTTTCGTAGATCTTTCAGGTCCGAATCCTTCGCCTTCTCAGTGACTGCAGTTGTGAGTTCCTTCAGATCTGAGTCTTTCGCTTTAGTCAAAGCATCCGCCTTGATTTGCACGAACTGCTCATTGAAGTACTCGATCATACCCTTATGACCTTCGCCGCCGAATAGACGATCCTTCATCGACTTGATAGATTCATCAGTACGAGCATTCGAATCTGTGACCTTCAAGACAAACTGATCCAGCTTATTCGTCAGCTCCACAACTTGCTCAGAGCTGGCAGCATTGCGGCGATCTCCATTTCTAGGCATGTTATCTCTTAGTAGCTTGGGACTCTTGGCCATGTTACGAGCACCGTAGGGCCGAAATATCTTCCAATGCGGTTACCCACCACTACTGGCGAGTAGAACTTGACTGTCTTACTGCGGCCGCCCGAAGAACTGACGCCCGTCATTGAATATGTATTAGCACCAGGGCCTGAGTTCAACCATGTACGGCCAGGGGTATTGTCACTGTCATCATACAAACCCTTGGCGCCCATACGAGGCTTAACGTGTCCCTTGTATCCGATTGCACCACCGCTCATCAGAGCGAGTTCCCAATCCTTGACCATCTGTCCTAGATCCTTGATCTTGCCCGGGACACCACTGTCATTCGAGAAGTCTTGACGGCTAACTGAGAAGTTGGCCAGGGTCTTGCTTCCGCGGACAGCGTTCAAGTCGAACATATTCAGGATCAACTGCTTAGCTGAACTGTAAGTTACCCAGTTGACGCGCGCCATAACGAAGTTGCGATAGTGGGTTTCTTGGAAGTCCGTGAATGGTGCATAAGAAGGAGGCACCATAGGCAGGGACCAAGTAAGAGCATCAGCGTTCTTGCTCATGTAGTAGATCATACCCGCGATCGTTAGGTCAGAGACCTTACGCAGATAGATGCCACCATTCAAGCGAACAAGATCAACCGATGAGTAATAAGGCGTGATTCCAGATACCACCTGGAACTGCATTGGCTCTATGGTTTGTGCACCGTTCGTCAATGCGAATCCCTGGGGCAGTTGGATTGTCACAACGATATTAGGCTGGGACACGTTTCGTCTCCAGGAGCTCTTTTAACAGCTCCACAGTTCTTGGATAGGTGAATCCTAAACGTTCTAGTATTCCCTTTTTGAAGTTACAGATTTTGCAGCAAGGAACAACATTTCCAATAGCATAACCTTGCTTATAATCTAATCGATCTAACCCGCATCCTGTTTCACCAACAGATCCATTACAGTAATAACAGTTGCGAGAAATCAAAGCAAACCATTCGTCAAATGTGAGATTCCATTCTAACCCTCTATCCTTTGCACGATAGACAACACGATTAAATCTAGGAAGAGGCTTTCTGGAACATCGCATCCTTTGTTCTTTACGGCGTTCGGGGTGCGCCTTCTTATACTTTGCCGAAGCTATGGCCGCTTTCGATTGACTCATTAGACGCTGCTCTCCGGAGGTGATGTGATAACAATGCGCTGTGTAGCGCTAACAGTCTGTTGCAGCGTGAAGCTGGCAATAGGTGTACCGTTGATACGGCTAATGTAGAGCACAGGCGGAGACACGGTATTGTCGATTCTCCATGCGCCGAACGAATAGTCGTAGATATCTTGTATGAGGCCCGACAGTGTGCCGGCAGCCAACGTACCCAACAACGTGCTTGTTGCAGCAGTGTTGTTGTTAATAGTATTGGTCTGAGCAGCGATTGTCTGTACGGTTGGGTCATTCTGAGGCGCCACATACTGAGACGACTTCATGACCGTAGCATCCTTAGCTACCGTGGAGTTCTGAGCCACCGTAGCATTCAAGGCCACTGGGCCTGTCACGTAAGAATCACCGACATGAAGCTCATCCTTCACAGTGACCAACTGATTGGAGACTGTCGTAACTACACTGACTGAACCAGTTCCAAGCGTTCCAACCACCAAGGCGCTACCCACCACAGCGACGGTGACAACACCAGTCGACGGATTAACCGTGAGGATAGGAGCATTTGTAACGTTGAAGTTACCAGTACCAGAACCTGTGGTGAATCCGCTTGTAGTAAGCAAAGCTCCTGCCACACAAGTAGCTGGAAGTGGAAGCGGGAATGTATACGAAGCAATCCCAGTCGACCAGACCGCCGCTGTTGCAGTGCCTAGCGATTGGACGTTCTTGGAAGCATAGCTATAGATCGCTATATAATCCTTTGGAGATGCATTCGGAATGGTGAAGGAGTAATAGTAAACGAAGCTGGTGCCTGTCACTAGGGTCATTGCGGCACCAGATACGATAGGAGAGCCTGGATTGAGGATATCCAAGATGGTGATCAACGGAGCGCTGGTCACACTAGTGACGCCAACCCCAGGACTGGGGATGTTCAGGATGAAGTTGTATGTATCGCCTGGATAGAACATGAGATCTCCTTACTTAACCGTGAACACGCGCGTCAGGAAGCCGGACACGTAGCCAATCAAGAACCACTTCATCTTGCCCTTGCGAGCATCAGCCTTCACCGTATCAATCTGTTGGTTGCAGGCTTTTACCTGGTCAACATTCTTTCCCTTCTCCGAAGCAACCGCATCATTGGCTGTCTTTAGATCCGCGACAGCATTGGTTGCAATCGTAGTCTCTTTGACTAGGTTGCCTTCGACTGTCACCAGATCCTGCTTAGCTGTAGCCCCTTCTGTAATCTGTTGATCAACATCTCGAGCAGCAGGGAGGTCAAGCTTAACACCGTCTGCCAGAACTGTTGCTGTTCCCGCGCGCAGCTTGGGCTGAAGGTCGGCCGCAACCTGCGGGGCTGTCATTGTTCCGATCTTGGCGACCAGCACCTTCATCATATCATCGCGCTGTTTCATCGCCACTTGATCTGCAGCTATCTGCTGCTGATAAGCTTGTGCTTCAGCTGCATGAGCCTTCGTGTCAGAATCCAGTTTACTCTCTAGAGCCTCGGTCCTCTTATTGTCATCAGCCAGCAACTGTGCGTAGTAAACATCTTTCGCATGGTCGTGCTTAGCAATCATTGAGTCCACACCATAGACACCGCCCCATACAAGAGCACCTACAAGGGCCAGTATCAAGAGATGTGAAAGTACCCAATGCCAAATGCTGGTGGGTTTTGTCGTGGTCGTAGCCTCTGTTGTTCCCATTGTTAACTCCCTACGTTTACGTTTGTAACGGTCTTGACATTAATGTCGTTATGCACATCGTTGGCAGTCACGAGGAGTTGGATCGCTCCGATCGCAGCCACGAAGTTGGCTGTCAGCAAGTTCTTGAAAGCAAGGACGATAACAGCCACAGTGAAGACTGCGGCATAGAACTCAGTCGCCCCGCCAAAGAAGTTGTACAGACTCGTCAGATTGTATTTCATGGTCTTATCCTTGGTATTTGCTAATCAAATCGACTCGATTGTACCAGCCTTTGAGATCAACTGATTTAGCTGGGTTGGCTGCAACAACGGCATCATAGTGAGCCTTGGCTGTTTGGTCAAAACGCTGCAGGAAAGTTGCTTCATCAAGCGCATTAACAGCCGCAAGAGATATGACGCCGAAGACGCCATCTGCAGTAACACCTGCAGCTTGCTGCGCAAACTTGATACCCTGGACGATGCCATCGTTGACGCCAATCGAAAGTATCTGCGCAGCAACTCGATTAGAGGTGAGTTGATCTCCTCTGAACTTGTCCCAGTAGTTGGGTTTGTAATACGTCTTCGCCATTTGGAGCGCAGTGACGGGATCAGTCGTATAGTAACCCGCTTCAACAAGATCGGGGTGCCAGCGGTCAAGAAGGCCGTACCGAGTAGCCCCGTCCGCATCGTGTTCAACACGACCACTAAGTGTTGAATCTTCGAGATGAATAACAAAATCAATGGCGCTAGCATAATCACTCATTTACACACCTGTTACAGTTACAATGATTTTGTTGCCCTGGACGATGTACGTCGCATTGGCACCATAGTTCACCATGACATCAGGATCATTCATGATGGGTTCAACTCCGACCAGTAACTGTGAAGGATCGAAGCTGTTTACATCCACTGGAGCAGGGAAGATCAACTCGACAGTTGTCACACTGCTGACAGACGGATCATCAACTCCAACTGGCGGGCGCGGAACAACAATCACCTGGCTGGGTTGGAGATAAGATTTGGGCGGCGGGACCGGATTCTGTATAGGAGGAACCGAGAGGTTCAATGTACCTGTTGTAAATGACCATTGGTAGGAGTGAAGGAGAGGATTACCAGAGAGGTCATGAACGTAGGTGTTGGCGAGTGTAGAGTCCGATCCCACCACGAGAACTGTGTAAGTTGTACCAGGCAGCATTGGCTTGGCCGGAGTGAACGTGGCTATAGTCTGGCCGTTATTGGCCGGCCCGCCATTCATCCAGATAGGCCCACCGTCTACTGGAACTTGGACTGCAGTCCAGGTTACGCTGCCATCGAATGTGACACCATTCAGAGTCTTGTTCCAGTTAGGAGGGGTAGATCCAGTGGTACCTCCAACGGAGACAGTACACTTCTGGAGATTCTGATTGGGGTCGACAATGTACTGACCAAAAGAAATAGCCTGGTCTGCCTGCCACTGCGGGATGTTATTGTCCACAGTGGAAGATCCAGGTGTGGTCAACCATGCCGGCGCATAAGGCGAAGACATACCAGGCTCAACTACAGTCTGTACGTTTCCGTTGCTGTCTACCACCTGGGCATTCAAAGCATACACCGTAAAAGGAGCCCACGGCTGGTAGGTTTTGGTAGAGAAGTTGAAACTGCCAAGGATATACCCGCGGCCTTGTGCAGGCGTCGGGTTATATTCTATGAGTTGTTGATCGGTTACGATCGAGGAGAGGTTAGGCCCAGTGAGGACAAAAGTAGCGTTATTGTACGAATCTGTATCGATCGGTTCAGAGAAAGTAACAACGATCGATGAACCCAACACAACGTCAGTTGCATTTGGTACTGGAGTAACGCTTACTATGGTCGGGTTAGGCATTAGGCACTCTCAGGCTCTGGTTCCAGGTCGGTGATCGTAATCGCCGAAAGATGGGGCTGAACCTGCTTCTTAGACTGCAGGTTCGGATAGTTGGCCAATAGGAGATGCCCTGTGTCCTGCAACTCTTTCTCGATCTGCGCTGCCTGTTCTGGCGATTCCGGGGTTAACACAACTACACCCTCATTAGTCTGAAGAGTGTAGATTTTCAAGTTGGTATCGCCAAGTTCGCCCGCGGGAGAAGCTTGGGCATTCTTGGATGTTATGCCAGTTCCTGGCGCCAACTCAAGGAGCCGACCATCCAAGATAGCATGATGAATGGAAGCCATATCAGCTTCCGGAGGCACAATCTGCGGAGACTTACGAAAGACTACGAAGCCTCTGCATTGGAACCTTGATAGTGGAGTCTCAGGAGAGACCGCCACAGTCTTCCCGGTGTAATCCGGGGTAACTGGAAACTCGATGATCTTTGCCATAGGACCTCCTGGGTCGCTAGCAAGCATTCAGATTACTGAACTGGGAAGGTGCTACCAGGAACCGGCTGAGTACCCGCGGTAACCACGATTGACAGACCGTTGTAGGTTGTAGTAGTGATAACACCACCACCATTACCCAAGTCATGCCAAGTCAAGTCACCGTCAACTACCGTACCACCACCCGTGCTGAAAGCAGGGGTTGTAGCTACAGGCTCAGCAAACTGAACTTCACCGACCTGTGTCACCCAACCAACGTGGACGTTACCAGCTCCATCAACATAAGCACGCAAGCCGGAGTTAACAGCAGTCCCGGTGAAGGAATGTGTAACACCGCCTGTGTTAGCCAAATAGAGGTAAGCACTAGTTGATGCAGTGCAGATGAAAACTCCATTGTTACCTGCATTCACTGAATCGCCGGCGACTGTGAAGACATAACCAGCAAAGCCGTTAGAGTTAGCTGCTGTACCAAAGCTGCCAGCATAACGTGTGATTCCAGCGGCTGTCGCATTGAGTGCGGCAGTCAGTGCGAATGAACCCAAAGCACCCGAACCGACTTCAGAGTACTTTGCGATCTCAACCACACTGACGTTAGAATAACCAAGAGTAGCTGCACTGATGTACTTCCAGGTTACTGTGTTATCTACAGTCGTGGAACTTCCCGAGAAGGCAGGATATTGAGTTCCGGAAGTACCAGCCTTGAAGACCTGCTGGATATTACCGTTCTCATCAATGATCTGGAATCCGAGAGCGTAGTTCGTAACCGGCTGCCAAGCAACGGCCGGGACAGGAGTGCTGATACCAGCCGTACCTGTATCGGAGCTAGGCAGGAAAGGATGAGCCAGTCGGCCAATCGATCCACCACTGGAATAACCGCAGGCTGTGAAGGAAACACTAGCTGCTGACGTCGGGTAAGGCTTTGTGAGATTGCCCGAGTTGGCTGCAATGGCGCCAGCTGGCCAATCACCATTCGTACCTTGACCTTGGTTCAGGACCACACCGTACTGATAGTTACCGTTGTAAAGCCCTTGATCACCTTGGGCCAGAGAAGCAATAAGAGCATCGCCAGGAACATAAGCTGTGCTGGCTGCTGTAACGGAAGCACTGACTGCAGCACCGTTGTAGCTGATGCTGATGGAGTTTGCACCCACAGCAAGCAGTGTCCAGGTGCCGTTCAAAGATGCCACGGAGCCAGTCATACCAGCAATGGTTACAAGCTGGCCAGCTGCGAAAGAGCTGGGGACTGATGCCGAGATACCAGTGATGGCAACCAGATAAGGATTGCCAGTCTTCGGATCGTTGGACGAAGCAGCAGAACCGCCCGTCAGGACCAAGGAGACAGAGCCTGGGATGTAGCCGGCATTCGGAGTGTAGCGGGTAGGAACGAACTTGGTTGCAGCGCTTACCTGTTGAGCATGTCCGTTAGAGTCAAGGATCGTATCACCCAAGAAGTAGAGCTTTCCTGGCTGCCAGCCAGCTGTAACGCCAAGAGCATTCTTGACCGTTGCAGTAATAACTGTGGCAGTGCCCGAGTTGTGGGCAACTGGTGTGAAGAGCGCGCTGCGCCCATCATTGCGAGCTGTCACCGTACCTGTAGCAGTTTGGCTGCTGGACCAGGCATACTTGCCAGCCGGAGCACCGACAGGCAGAGTGAGCTCGAAGGAGGCGATTGAACCGTCGCCGTTGTTCAAGGGAACTGTAATCGTGAGAGCCATTTTGTAATCCTCTTTTAGGGTAACTCTAGTTGATTGTAAACCAAAACACAAAGAGGGTGGTCCAGCTCTTTCGGCCCGGTCTCCCGAGCCGATAACCGGGCCACCCTCAGTGCGGACAGCTAGGCTGCCCTAATATATTGCTCAAGCCGCCAACCGATTAGTCGGTTGTTGGGAGATCCGCCAGGTTTGCAGCGGTTGGATCGATTGCGCCTGCACCAAAGATAGTGACGTTCTCGTAAGTCTGGAAGTTGCCTGCAGACTGCTGAACACCGATATCCATGATGGAGCGAGCCGGCAGAACGATTTCGTTCGGACGGAGCTTAACGTTCTTAGCAACACCGATTGCCTGACCTTCGTTCAGGATACCGAAGCCATAGGACTCTTCGATTCCGATGTTACGCAGATCATACATTGGGTCGTCCCAAGAGTTGACATGAGGATCCTGGTCCACGATCAAGGCGCCAAGGTTCTGGCTATTGAAGAGGAGGGTGTCTACGACGCGGTTGACCGGGTCGAAGCTCATGAACGGGCTAACCACGATACGGAACGGCAGGCCCAAGTAGTTGGGCAGTATCGGCCCAGACTTCTGAGTCTGAGGCAAGCCAGCCGAGGTAGCAGTCTGACCACCAGTCTGAGTACCCTGGGTGTACTGACCAGTCTGACCTTGACCGAATGCGAGGTTACCGAAGTTGAAGAACGGGTTTGCGAACTCGTTTGGCTTACCAGTGAACTGAGCGAAGAACGAACCACCGCCAGCTTGGATAGCAAACTCGCGCAACACAGGATCCTTTACCCATTGCAGCCAAGACATCGGGTGAATGAGCATCATGTCAGGGATGAAACCCTGCATGAGGACCTGGGCGTACATGTCGTACACGTCGTCAGCGGTGATGGAGCCGTTGAACTGACCCTTCAGGTTACGGCCGGTAGTGATACCCTTGATTGGCTGGACAGTCGACGTTGCCGCACGAGCTGCCGGGCTGTTATCAAAGATCACCGTGCCGAGGCCGGTAATGAAGTTGAAGATGAACTCTTCCTTGTGACGGGCAAGCGCGTTGCCGGCAAGGCGCATCCAGTACTGGATCCACGGGTAGGTGGACTGTTCCACGAAGCGCTCGCTAATGCGCAGAGCAAGGCCGTGACGCTTGACTGTCACGCCGAAGGTCTGTGCACCGCCAACGTTAATGTTGAAGATGGGTAGTGCCATCCCATCGCCGACCTCACGAGCTGTGAGGACGTCGATAGCTGGGAAGACCGTCTGCATACCAGGCACGTAATCAACGCGCTGGAGCAGGCTAGTCCCGATCAGCATCGGTTCGATACCTTCTTGAACGAAGGTAGTCAGAACGCGCGGGATAAGGAAGGCTGCGTTCGGGATATCCAACGCGTCCTTCATCGAGATTTTCTTGTTCTCGACTGGGTCAAAACCGCCGGTACGGAAGATTGTTTCTACACGCACCAAGTCTGTCTTGACTTGAGCATCGTTCCAGTCGGGCTGTTCGAGTTTTACGTTCTTGGCCATGATTTCTCCAAATGAGATAGGATTACTTTGAATCTCTTAAGACTTGGCTAAGTCTTCCCTAGCCGGTGCGAGTTTTACTTCTATTTCTTGGTGGCATCTCTCACACCGAAAGTTGCCAGCGATTTGACCCTGCTCATTTTTCTTAGCGAGCAGTTTATTGCAAGATCTACGACTATCATTGGCCCTGGGGGCTGCACATCTCAGGGAGTCGCCTTGTATTACAGCTTTCCCTTTCGTTATGAAGGTTAAGAGACGCATAGGTCCTCACAGGGCCCAGATAAAGGTACTTCCTGACCCGTTTTTAGCGAGCCAGGAAGTGAATGTACACGTACGTTGCGTATTCCGGACGGATGGTCTTATTCTGGTCCGAGGCAAGGCGGAGGATACCGTCGTTTGTCAGGTTGACCATGTAATCCATACCGCGAGTTGCGGAACCACCAAGCTGACCGATTGAAGGTGTCTTGGTTGTGAAAGGACCAACAGCTTCCGTCGCGCGCTCAAACTGTGTACGAACGCGGTTTGCGAAGTCACGGATTGGGTACAGGCTTTCCACACCGATTACTCGGCCGCAGATCTCGTCAAAACCATTGACCGCGGAGTTGTAGAAGGAGTAGTTGCCAGCATCCGTACCGGAGCCGAGGCGGCTAGGAACAACCGACAGGCCGTTGAGGGCGTATGGGTTGCCTGCTGTGCCACCTGTGCAGTGCACGAAGCTACGGCCGAAGTCCGTCTGAACGTATCCGGAGATACCGTCCTGGGTAGCATAACCCTGAAGAGCAGTCGGGGTTGCGCCGATCCAAGGCATACGAAGCACAAAGTGGGTCTGGATGGCAGTGCCCATTTCATGCATGTAGTTGTGAACACGGAACTGAAGAGGAACCATTGATTCCAAGGTATAGAACACACCGCCGGTTGCGGAAATCAGGTTCACACCACCGAGGAACTGGAAGACGTTGCGAACTGCGTAGCCGATCGGGCGGGCAACGCTATTCGGGATCACATTGCATGCCAGAGCAAAGGTCACATCAGTACCGCTAACGGTAATAACGTTGCCATCTGGGAAGACAATGAGGTCGCCGGCAACAGCATCAGAAGGAGCAGCAAGAACTTCGTATTCACCAGCAGCTACCACCGGGTTACCAGTTGCAACGTTGCGTGCGAAGCCGACGTCATTCTGACCATACTGAACTGCGCAGTAGAGACCGCGATAGTTACGGATCGTTGTCGGATACGTAAAGTTGGCTGTGCTTGTTGCACTAGAAGGTGCAACCAGCGTCCAAACACCAGCCAACAGGGAGGCGCTTGTCAGGACATAGGATCCTGCCACAGCTGCGGTGCCGAGGATAGTGATAACATCACCAGCCGCGAAGTTCAAGTTAGCAGCCGTTGCTGCAGCACTTCCGCCAGCAACGATACCACTTGCCACACCACCCGCTGGGGTGAGCGTGATAGTGATAATCCCAGCAGCGGCGACATAAGAGTCACCAGCACCTGCTGGAGTTACAGTGGTATAGATCTGCGAAGAGTTCTGAGTACCGGAGAGCAAGCCGGCCGGAACCAGGGCGCCAGACTTGTCGAGACCGACGAGTTGGTGCGAGCTGATCACAACCTGCGCGCCTACTGGATGCCCTTCATCCAAACGGCGGCCAGGCAGCCAGGGGGCTGGATACGGGACCGGAAGGAACGGACGGAGAGGCTCAGATGCATCGGCATCAGGAGTCGTGTAGCCCAAACGATCGCGACCGTAGAGCGTACCACGATAGTTGTTATTGATATCGAAAGACATTTAGATTACTCCTTTGGGGCTGGCTTAATGTCCTTGGTCTTCGCTTCGAAGAACAAGATGGCTGAAGCAGCCTTTGGATCCTTTGGAAGTTTACGTGCGGCAGGAGTTGGTTTCTCCTTGCTATCTTGCACGGTTGTAGAACCATCTGGGTTAAGTTTCGCCTTGTCGGCTACTTCTTTCGTACCCGCCTCTTGGGGCGTCGGTGCTGATGTTCCACCCTGGAATGTGAAGCCAGACAGCTTACCCAGCTCGTCATCCAGTGCATCTCTCAAGCTTGCCAGGGAACGCTGTTCTCTTTCCGCTACCTTAGATGTGATCTGGGCATCGGTAAGACCCTGGAAACCTGCTTCTCCGGTGAGCACCTTGATTGCTACTAATGTGGTGGCGCGGTCCTTCTTGAGACTCTTCACCAGTACGGTATTCTGTTGCTGCAGAGCATCGACTTCAGCTCTTACTGCTGCCAGCTGACCTTCGAGCTTTTCCTGACCGACGATCAGAGTATCATGCTCTTCCTTCGTCAGGAGGATTTCGCTATCCTTTCCACCCTGAGCCATCCCAGGAGCCAACAGCTTGCGATGATACTCAAGCAGGGATCCGGAGTGCCAGTGTTCGAGGAGGGCGCCAGCCGCACCAACGATGTGGGACTTGCCCTCAGCGTCAGCAGCTGCATGTGCCTTGTGGAGTGCTTCGTAGGAACTCGAGCAACCCGTCGGCACAAAACCCTTGCCCATCTCACTCTTGAGACCGGCGCCCACTGTCATCAGGGGAGCCTTCTTCTCGGCATCCGTCAGGATCACGTCAGGGATAGAGTCTTTGTTCTCATTACCCTTTTCGATCTCCGTCAGACGCTGGTGAGCGTATTCACGATCCGACTGGGATTGCCAGTTGCCCAAGTGGGCATACAGATCGTAGCGCATTGCACCCTTGCCCTGGTCATCAGCCTTGTGATAATGACTGTGGAGCGTGTCCAGGCAAGTCAGTGTATCTGCAGGAACCTTTGCATCATCGAAAGAGAAGAGCTCGACCTTGTGAAGCTCGGCGAGTAGGTTCTTTACCGAGTCGGTCAGTACTGGAGTAGGATCTGCATCCTTCTTCTTGCTCTTACTTTCGCAGCCCATTGCCTTAGCCTTGCGGGATACGCAGCCAAGGATCTTGGACTTAGTCGCATCACTTACCTTCGCGCGACCGATTAGACGGCGTGCAGCGGTAACGTGTGCACAGTCAGGAACAGGGAAGCTACGGCCCGGGCCACAGAAAGCGGAACCCTTAAGGCTCTTACGCTTTTCAGTGGATAGCTTAGCA